TCCTTTTCTTTTTTAACCCGGCAATTGGACCGGATCAAAAAAGAAAAGGATGGTAGGAATGAAAAAAGATAAGTTTGAAAAAAAATGTAATGATTGGTTTAAACGATGTACAGATGATTTGGGGATTAATTCGCAATATGTGGCTTTAATACAAAATCCTGATTTTTTATACGCTGCATATGTGGAAGAGATTAAAAAAGGATTAAAAGATTTTACTGTGCACATGGAAAAAGAAGTCGGAGCAGCAATAACACGAGCCGCGGCTATACATGATTCTAAGGAGCAGATAAATATTTTAATAAAAAAACTGATAAAATCAAAAAGGAAAGAAGGTGCAAAATGAATACAGTACGGCATATATATTTTCAAAATATAGAAATTGCGGTGAGTAGTTCAGATGTATGTTCTTATACGTGTGGTGGTTCTAAGTGGGTATCCTATGATATATGGCTGGCTGTGAAGAACATTAGAAAGATTACTTATTGTCAAACCGAAAGAGATAGAGCGTGGTTATCATACAAAGGATATAATTTTTTAGCTGTGGAAGCTGCTACACAGTCTAACAATATTGTACGTTACAAAAATGACATTGGTATTTACCACAAAGAGTGGATCACTCTAAAAGGTTGTTTGGACTATATAGACATGGTAGAAAAGAAAAAACAGGAGAATAGAATATTACCCACTACTGTAAGAATAGACGGTGCCATAAAATGCAATATAAAAGCTTCTGTATCGAAAGACGTAAAAGAAAAACTAGAAGATCTTAAATCATATGTAACAACTTATTGTGGATATGTAATAAGAGATTGTGATCCCGCATTACATAATGGAAATAATTTTTATGTTGATGGTACAGAGTGTACAGACGATGTTAAGCCGTATTTGGGTACCATCTATTATGAAAAGATGATCGATGTAAAAAATAGCATTGATCAGCGCAGAAAGTTACAGGAAGAGATGAAAAAAGAACATACTGACAAAACGAATACAGTACGGCATATATATTTTCAAAATATAGAAATTGCAGTGGATTGTTTAGGTCGTTGTAGGTATAAGAATGATGGTATATATCATGCCTCTTATAATATATTGGCGGCTATAAAAATTATTAAAAGTTTGGATCTTATGCCCTGGGCTGGTCCTAGAAATTTTATAACGTATAAAGGTTATACATGTACAATTAAGAATTTTCGATTTGTATATCAAGATGATGCAGGTATACTTTGGAAAGAGTGGGATAATATAAATGATTTTTTGGACTATATAGACATGGTAGAAAAGGAAAAACAAGAAAAAAGAACAGTAAACGAACATACTACCGTATACAAAAAAGAGGCCCTAAGAAAATCAAGACCTTCACCAGATGTTTTTGTGTTCAAAACATCTGGTGAAGGCAATATAAGAATGTATAAGGGACGTGTGATAAGTAAAGCCAGACGCGACGACACAACAGGATATTACCAAGTCAAATGTTTTCATAGGAAGACAAAAAATGCAAAAATGTTTACGCTAATTACTACGGAAAAAGTATATCCATCTACCCCGGAACTTGAAAAAGAGTATAATTTCTATTTGGAACGTGTATGTTATATGCAGGAACAAATTAACCGATTAATTAAAAAACTAAATAGGCCAAAAAGGAAAGACAAGTGATAAAAGAAAAATATATTTGGTATGGTATAGACCAAATAGTATATAAAGATAATCGTTTTTACTGTGATATTTGCGGAACAATAGAACATAAACCAAATATACAGTTAGCTTTGCAAAGTATTGATAATATGCATAATAAAACATCTATTTTTTTTGGGTATAAAACTGTTACGTATATTGGTTATACTATAACCGTGTTTTCGCTACATGTGGATCTGCATGTAGATAATAATGTGTTATCTTTTCCAGACATATCTGAGGCTATTGCTTGGGTGGATAGGATAAAAAAAGAAAAACAAGAAAAAAGAATACTGGAAATTTCACAAAAAGACGTAAAAGCGGCCATAAGCGATGCATTAGAAAAAGTATTATTGAAAGGTGCAAGGGAAGCGAATGAAAAGACCGATAAAGTCTATCACGTAACGTCAGAACTTGAAACTACATATACAAATTATATTACAGAAAAAGATAAATTTGAAAAACATTTGAATACGCTTCTGGCCGAAATAAAAAAGAATGTAGAAGCTAACCAATGATATTCAGTAACGGATATCAGCAAACAGTAAAGGTGACTGGAGTTAAACAATGAGTACAGAATTTGATACTTTTATTTTTATAATGCTAAGAATAGATGAGGACGTAAAAGCGTACCAATCCGAAAACGGCATAATATATTTTGATAAAGACGGTTTGTTTGTTCTGAGAGATATCATAAAAAACATATTAGATACGCTAATTGACGGACTTGCAAACACGGATTTAGCCGCGAGTCTCTTTCTTTCCGGATACGGCTTTAGATTACCAAAGAGGGATATGACAAATGAACAAGATTAAAGGTAGAGACTATGGAGTGGGTAAATTTCAAAAACATCTGTATGGCAAACCACGTCATTTTAGATCAGACTACACACAGAAAAATAGCCCCTTCAAAGGTTGTTTTGGCCGGTGTAAATATTTAATCGTTAGACAACTACCAGTGTTAAAAAAAAATAATATATTACAATTATTCGTGGATTATGGACTGGAACGATAAAAAATAACATGCAGAAAGGGAGCGTAAGAGGATGATGAAAATGGAAAGATTTTACGGGATATTATATAGGGATTGCGAAGCAGTACAACGCGGAATGAAAGACTTTGCCACAATAACGATTAAGGTCGACGCAATTGATGCTGTCGTTGAAGCGGTGCAAAATTATGATGTATTGTACCACATACAAAAGGCGGACGATTTGGACGTATGGGTAGCATTGCACATATATAAAGACCCCATCATGAAAGAAATTATACAACAACTACCGGACGATCCAAATACAGCATATGATCATTATACCAATGGCAAGGCATATGGGTACCGGTCGGATCAGATTTTTAATTTTATCCGGGAACTACAAATGTCAGGAAAGATAAGGAAACAATAAAGAAATATGCATGCTATGCGGGTAAAAATACAATACCTGTGTGAAAAAACAGTATACCACCAGTATACTTGCATAGCAAAATGTAGATGATAGTACTCATTATGTATACTTTTTCGCATAATGAGTACTTTGACCATAAATTAAAAAATAAACAATAGAAGAGGGGTTAAAATGAGATTAGAAAAATTCAAAAATGTATGGGATATCATAGTATTCTTTACAAGTATACCGATTATACTTGTGTTTACGTTCGGTATAATTCTTATGAGAATAGACGGACTGTCAAGATATGTCGTTAGTTTGGTGGTAATGGGCGCAGTGGGTATAACCTCTATCGAATATATTGTTGGTTTCATTGTAAGTAGTATAATAAAAGAAAGAAAAGCAAAAGAAAAAAACATAAAAGAATATAGTGAACAATATGCAAAGATAATTAACCGTGCAGACACTACTAGCAATCCTTGTGGAGTAGTGAAAAAAAAACAAACAGACATATTGAAATACATTAAGAATTTCGCTGATCATCAAAAAGTCATAATCCGGATAAGTACTGCTAGTCCATATATGGCAGACAGTGTTACCATGTTTATACAAAGCAAGGAAGAAAGACTTGATAAACCCGGATTATGTGCCACGTATCAACTCAATGGCGATAAACCCCTTGCGCAGTATCTACATGGTTTTTATGCTGCATATGTTGAACATAATCAATCACAAGAAACGCGGGAAGGTGTTAATGTGGATCATAAGGCAGGCCATACACAACTGGTTTGTAGCAGTAAGGATTGTAATAATGTGTTTAAACATGGTGATGCTAATTGGGATAGTATACAATGGTGTGAGTTAACAAAAGCATTTCTATGTGTGGTGTGTTGTAACGAAACACACAGGCATGCTTCTATTAATATGTGTTGCGAATGTCGTGTGTTTGATGATGTTGAATATACAAAAGAAGAAGGCAGTGATTGTGGTAAGAAGGAAGAGCAGGAATATAAAGAAAAATACTGGAATAATGTTTACGCCACAATGGGAATTGGTGATCTTGCACGAGAAAGCAAACACAACAGAACTTGCTGTGTTTGCGCTTATAGTGTAGCTCCAAGCGAGAAAGATTACACTGAATTTAGGTTTTGTAGTAGTAGAGATTCTACTATATGTCACAGCTGTTGTGATCATATATGTAACTTAATTGGTGATCGGGAGTGTCAAGACTGTACAGTGTTTAACAAAGCGGCTACACCCAAAACAACTAAAGAACGAAAAACATCCGTTGGCGGTAGAGTGGATGAGGGATAATTGAATTATCACCTATTAAGGGTTTGGCCTGGTTAACATAGTCACGTAATCACTCGGTATGAGTGATATAATTATATTTATTTTTGAATGATATGTATGGATCTGGGATGTTTGTTACATGTTCCGGATCTTTTTAGTTGGTACCATAAAATAATTATAAAAATAAATAAAAAACTTGTTGACAAAAACAAAGAACTGTATTATACTTAGTATAGTAAGGCAGTTAGCCCGAACAAATAACTTTAAGGTGGTACTTATGGAAATTATACAAGTAACTAATGGTTGGGGAAGCAAATCAGATCAAGAGGGTATAGCAGTAGGTAGAAAATATTTTTACACCTATTACCTTAATAATAATGGAGAGTGGATTAAAAATGGAAAACATAAAATAAACAAAAACAAAGAATTAGTTAAAGCTTATCGGGATAATGACAAGAGTGTATTGAAAGAAGAATGTAACAAAGAAAAATACTGGATAAATGACTAGGAATATTTTTAGGTAAAATAAAAGAAATTAAGGTGGTATGTATGAACAAAGACAAACAGCAGTATGAATTTAAAGCACGTAGCAGCAGCACGGCAGTTCAAAAACAACGTGCTATATTAGATGATCGTGCGTATGACTGGTACTTTGATTTTGCGTTGGATTACATTGAAGTTAGTATAGATGTGCGAGGTTTAGACTTTTCATTCAAACCGGATGAAATGAGATTGTACATCAAAGCAAGGACTATGAACATCAAAGCAAGGACTATGATTCCTAATTCAAAAGAATGGTTTACGGTTGTATTTAAAAGCCTTAAGCAGTCCGGAATTATTAAACAAGTGTTGACTGGTAATGTACACGGTATTGTATATGACAATCCGTTTTTAGGGTACTTGCTGGCAAGTAGGTAGTAACAAAGGCGGTGTAAAAGCCGCCTTTGTTATAATATATGGAGTAAAACAATGACAGTAAATAAATGTAGCATCCGTGGCATACATTATTACACATACACAGGAAATAATGTATTTATTGCTGGTGATCTGGTTGGTATATGCCACGGATGCTACACAACGAGAAAAGAAATACAACGAAAGTGGCTACGAAGAGCCAACATAAGGAAATATAAATGAAAAAGTTAAAACCAATTAACGCGGCATTACAGTTTTTAAGCCGGTACGTGCAAAAAGGGGCGCCAAATAACCAATATTTTACAAAAAAGGCTTTATTTACTTACATGGATGAACATGGGGTGAAAATCAACAAATTTGATAAATGTCTTATACTGCTTAACTTAGAGACAGCACATTTCATTGAATATGATGAACATTGTGACGCATTTCATGTGGATATTGGCAGTAGCTTAGTTTGTGAAATTTTAAAAAAATATATTGTGTATTAGGAGTACAACAATGAGTAGCAGTATCGAAATATCTGCGAAACAATATGAGATACAGGGCAATGTGTATGATGCAAAGATAATAGTCAAGACAAATGAAATGACCCGTTTAGATCTAAACGGGTTGTCAGATGAACAGCTAAAAGAGGCGTTAATGACTGTTGATTTTGATCAACTAATGGATTTCATATCTAGCAATTATGATGAGGAATTCAAATCATATATTAATGATTTGGAAGATTAACACATAACCAGGCAATAAACCTGGTTATTTTTTTATATATTTTTTGTTGACAAAAACAACTTATTGCAGTAATATACGTATATCAACATAATAGGAAGGTGAGGAATGAAAGACTACAAATATATTAAGGTAAAAAATAAGTTTTATAAGCGGGTATATAGTACAAGACCACATCACAACAGGTGTGATGTATGCGATTTAGATTCGAAATGTATTAGTGGTGATATATATGGTTGCCAGGCTTATAATTATAAGCCTGGCAACACAGCTTGTTCATTCAAAGAAGTATTAGAATTGCCCGTTGGCGCCGTGATATGGTCATATGATGAAAATATGGCAATGATCTTTAAATCGGCAGTTGTTCAAAATTCGCAATGTAGGCATTGTCTTTTTGGCATTGCATCAAGAGCTGGGGTTTGTGATGTTCCATACGAACTAAATTGTGGTAACGTAAACGGTATTCATTTTGAACATCACAAACCACACAGAAACACAGAGCAGCTTTTAGCCATGGGTAAAGGGCACAATCAATCTAAGGCGTTTCGTCGGTATAGTGTTTATGATTGTATTTATGTAGGTCTGGACAAAAGCGACGGTGCCGACAGTACGGTAAATGATTTTGAACAGGCAATGAAGGATACCCAAGAAACATTGCAGCAGACGCACAAAAAGGCACTAAATACGGCATTTTTTAAGCTTGGCGGAAAAATATACGAAGAATGTAAAGATTGTGCTACCTGTCGTGATTGCGTTGCTGTTCATAGTGTGTCTCTATGTAAGATTTTGAAGGGAGTAAGGAAAAAATGCGGTACCTGTGGAACGGTGATCTTCAAACAGGTTAATACATTGCTGCCTGGTACAGTGCTATATGATTATGATACAGGGCGTTATTTGATTGTAATGAAAGACACTGATAGGGGTCAACGTGTTACATGCTTTCCTGTATGTGTAGCAGCGAACGCAGATGGAAGTTGTACAACAGGGAAAAAATTTAATTGTGCCAATATACATTTTGCAATGTATACACAGGAGCAACCGAAAATTAAAGACCCTGCATATTATGTAATAAAAGACGGTGACAAATACTTTACGGGTGTATATGGTGAACAACCAATGCATTTAGCACAGATACATTTTGCGCGGATATTTGATGACATTACGGTTGCACATAGAATGCTTACTGTGTACAAAACAGACAATAAAAAATATACCGGCGCAATCCGAACGATTACAATTAGTGAAATAGATTAAAAAGTTGTTGACAAAAACAAGTTAATGGATTATAAATTAAGATAAAGGAGTAGAGAAATGAAAGACTACAAATATATTAAATTTAAAAATAAATTTTATGAATGCATCCCAGGTCAATTGGAATGTGATAAAGATTGTGATTTACAAAAGATGTGTACGACGAGCGAGGCAATGGATGGTTGTTATGAAGATTGGAAAGACGAAGAGAGTTGCGTATTAAAGCAAATAACTCAAATCCCAATTGGTGCTGCGGTGTGGTCATATGATGAAAATAAAGCGATTGTTGTAGTAGTTGATATAAAAGATAAAACATGCGGTAGTTGTAGGCCGTGTGTGTATTATGGAAATTGTCCGTTTCCTGATGACAGACATTGTTATGTCTATAACCGAAAAGGCTATCGAGCCTCGCATTTTGAAGTGTATAAATTAGGATAAAGGGGGTAAATAATGAGAATGCGGAAGATAAATTTTTCAAGATTTTATGGCAGCGACATAAAAAATGCTTATAGAGGCAGTGAACCAATTGATTACATATTATTGCACGAAATTGCAGCAGAGGATATTGGCTGCCTTAAATGTGGCGGTGATAATTTTGTTTGGGACTGTGTAAGACAAGATGGTTGTATTGAATTTACATGTCGCGAATGTGGTTGTGTTGCAAAGTTGGAATGGCATGTAAAGTGGAGTCAAAAATGAATAAATGAACAGATATTCCATGGTTAATAAGGCAAAATAACACAAACATAGTTTGTGAATATATATTTATAGGAGATAAAATGAGAAAGATGATTTTTTTAGTGCTGCTTTTGGCACTGCTTACAACAGGGATTAACGCAATTGGACTTATGCAGTACGAGCAAACAATTATACAGGATAATGTCAGAGCGTCTTGCGCGGCCTCTTCGATACTGGTAGTGTATAGTGAAATATTCGGTACACCTCTTGACCCGTCATTAGAACAGTATGTGCACGAGAGAGTGTATACACCGGGACTGGGAGCAATGGCTACAGACATGTTTAATTTTCTTCAAACGCATTGGCAAATGGCCGGACGCGTCAAGATTATCACATATAAGCAATATAATTTTGATGCTGTGACAGCCGAGCTCAAACCAATTTATGAGGCCGTCTTCACACAGGAAGAAGCGCGGCTTTTTGAGCTGCAAAAAAAGTATCAAAAAGAAATTAAAATCTATGATGGTGCGCCGAATATTAAGGAGTTTGTTGATTACATTTTGACAACGCCTGCTGCAAAATCAATTAACTTAATTGTTGTGAACAACCAAATATTGCATTGGGTACTGATAAGAGGGATTGACGGTTTCATTGCAGTTATGGACCCGCTAACGGGTGAAAACACACTATATACCCCGGATCAATATGTGAAAGAATTTAAGCTGGTGACAACAGGAATATCGATTGAAGTGTTATAAATAAGTGTTAAGTGACCATAATTAAACACAGCATTAAATGAACAATACAGGGGGTAAATTAAACAAACGGTACAAAAAGTGGTATGTAACCCATACATATGTACACGTTTAATTTACCCCTTTTTAGTGTAAATGAGAGGAGGGTATAAATGGGTAAATGTAAAGATTGTAAAAAATGGTGGTACTGCTCTGTTTTTTATTTTACAAGCTTTGTCACTTATATTGTGAATACATTAGACAGGATAACGGAAGGACTTAAAAAAACTTATAGAAGAAAATAAAGAAAAGAAGAAAGGAGAATAAAAAGAATTGTCGAACACGTCAAATGAAAAAAGTGGTAAATATTATGAATGTATACCAGCGCAAGAGAGGGTGTATGTAGATAAGTGGTGCCTTGTGATATTCAAAAACTATCAAGGCACCACACACATAAAAGAATTTAAATTATTAAATAAGGAGTGGTAAATGTTTATAGAATTAACGGTAGCAGTAATTTTTGTTGGAATTAGGGACCAACCTATATACGTCAATGTAAATAATATTACAACAATAGAACCCTGCATCACTGTAGATAGTGATGCAGTATGGGGTAGTACTGTAACTTGTGGGAGTGGGAACCATTTTACGGTAAAAGAAAAATATGAAGAAATTAAGAAAATGATTAACAACGTATTAATAGGAGTACACAATGACGTATAAAAAAGCCCAAATACAGACACCAATAGGTGCGAAAGAAGCTTATGACGTGCAGCAATTACATTATATTGATAATATTGAGCCCTACTTACGTGATGATGGCAAATACGATTTCCCGCTTAACATATTGTTCAAATATGAGAATGCAATATATCAAGTAGCGGAGGGTTATCTTTGTATGCAGTGTGATATGGAGAAATGTAAAAACTTTTGGTGTTCAAGCGTACACCGTTCGGATGCAACGTATGCATGGTATAAAAAAATATGTGACATACCAAAAACCCACACAAAAGAGCAAGTGGATAAAAAATCAATCACTGCCGCCGACCAACGAAATGAAATGAAGAAGTTTGTAAATATTAATTACAAATTGAAAACAACACAGAAAAAAATCAAGACATTAACAGAGCTAAACAAGCCATACCAGGATAACAGCCTACCACACTTCAAAAATGCACCCTTCAACGAGATTATACGTAGCAGGTTGCAACTATGTGATCATTTACTATTCTTTCAATTTGGACAGCATATACAAGCCGTAATCAAAGATAATCAAATTATTGAAGTTCGTTTTACCAAATCCAATGAAAAAATTATTACTTTTCCACTTGACAATGAGAAAAATAAGTAGTACTGTAGTAATACTTTAATACTACTAATATTAATACTTACCTTTCCAAAATCCTAAAAATCCTTATGTAAAAGCTTTTCCGGTATTTCCTAATTTAACCGGAAAAGCTTTTTATTTTATTTCAAACAATTATTTAAATAATTGTTGACAAAAACAAAGAACTGTATTATACTTAAAGTAACCGGTTGTTAACCGTATTTATTTACTTTTTTTTGAGGTGGTACTTATGACTTATGCAGATTATACAGAGCAAACAAACAAAGTTGATACATATTATACTTATTGTCCGAAATGTGGAAATTTCGATATAATAGAAAGTGTTAGTAATAACCCTGTTAGTTTCACATGTGAATGTGGTTGTGAAACTGTTGAAGCGGCAATTTGTCAAGAGTGCGATGGTTTGTACATCGTCGGTGAGGGTCTTTGTTGTGAACCGAGTGAATTACCAGTCATTGAAAACTGGCTTTTTGATGATGGTATCCCTGGTTACACCGTTGCATTCAACACGATAAAAACCGAAGTGAAATTTGATAAAGTTAGTGTATTTATGGCCCGTGCAAAAAAAACTGATCCGATACAATTTGATTACGAAAGTATGTCGGTTTTTTTTGCAAAAGAACTGTACATAACTGTGGACATGGGTTATTATGTAGCCGAAAAACTCGCCGAAAGTATGGGTATAAGACAACTGGAAAGACTTCGACTAACTAAGTTTGACAATTAATCAGTACCACCTGATTTATATATACCGGCTGTATGCTTGTTAAGTGTATGGTCGGTTATTTTTTTAATTTAAAAGGAGTAAGGTATGAGTAAAAATGAAGAGCGAAGCGTAATAAACGTAGTAAAAAGCCATATAAATAGTTTGTCGTATATACAAAATGACATTTCCAGTATATTGTTTACTGGAAATTATTGCTTGCTAAATGAGGTGCAAGTGCTGTTGCAGAATTGCATAGATGGTCAAACGGCTGTATTAGATGAAATGCTAAAAATACACAATAAGGATTAAAAATGACAACACAACAAGCAAAAGAAGGCCTCAGAAAAATTGAGACGGCAGAAAAGTTACTTATCGGTTTAACACAAAAGCAAAAAGTTGATTTATGTTTGTATGCCGTATGTTATTTTTACAAAAATGTAACAGTACAAACCGATAATACACAAAAAATTAAATTACTCATTGACCGGATCGACGCGCTTAACTGTAAGTCTCAGAACAGAGCAAAATATAAAAGCATTGTCTTAGAGTCCGCGGAAGTGGTAAAGAAAATAAAGAAATCCGCAACAGATCAAACAACAATCATATACAAAATTGCGCAATTGGCGTATGATATGTCAATTGCTGCAACAAGTTCGAGTGATGCTACAAGTACAAAATACGCCCAATATGTGATTTACTATGCATTAAAATTTAGTGGCAATAAGATCATAGACGATTTAGCTAAAATAAAAGAGTTTCTTATTACTGAGGAAATCATCCAAAATTAACCACCTTTTTATAACATATAAGCCGGGTATGCAGCATCTACGCCCGGCTTTTTTTATGTTGATATTTTAACAACAATATAATATACTTACTCATTATGTTAATTCTAAGATTTGCAGCAATAATAATCACTATTATTATGCTAGTGTTACTAACAAGGAATAATAATGAGTAAGAAAAAGAATAGAAATAAGAAAAAAATAAGGCGTGACAGTTGGAGTAACGTATATGCAGGAATCGGAAAGAAAAACGACAAATCTATATATACTAATTTCACTTCGTCTGTTACACTGTCAGACAGGCTTCTAAGTGATTTGTGGTGTGGCGATGGATTCGCCGCAAAAGTCGTTAGGACCATACCAGATGATATGACCCGTGAGGGCGTCACGATAGAAAACGATACTGAAAATGTTATTGATAAAAAACTTGATGATCTTGATAGTGATTTGGTTTTTAATCAAGTGTTAATCTGGAAACGTTTGTATGGAGGCGGTGTGGTTGTAATGGGTGTAAACGACCAACAAGACCTGGAAGAAGAACTAAACGAAAACAATATACAGTCAATCGACTGGTTGCGAGTGTATCCGCGTACACAAATTGATTTGCCCTTTGAAAATTTTGACACTGATACACAATCAAAATTTTATTGTATGCCTGAATTTTATACAATTATGCCTATGCGATATGGTGTGCAGTATCGTGTACACAGGTCAAGAGTACTTGAATTTAAAGGTGTGATGGTCCCACCTGATAGAGAAAGCGGAAATTTATGGTATTGGGGTATGTCGGCATTACAACAAATATGGGATCAAATCAAAGACATTGCAGCGGGAGAAAGGAATCTTTCAAAGTTGTTATATGAATTAGTGATCGGAAAAATTAAAATCAAAGGACTTTCGTCATTAATTGCTAGTAAGAACTGGGAAGCAATTCACAATATGGTAGAAGCTATTGACCTTGGTAAGTCGACAATTAACAGTATGATACTGGACGCAGATGGGGACGACTTCGGGCGCGATACTGTCAATGTAGCAGGCTTTGATAAAATATTGCAAGTTTTCATGTCATTTCTGGCAGGTGTGGCGGGATATCCAATCACAAGATTATTTGGTCAATCCGCAATGGGTATGAACGCGACCGGCGACGGGGACGAAAAAAACTACAATGCAGAAGTCGAAGCCGCACAAAATACAACTCTTCGAAAACCGTACCAGCGACTTGTTGACTTGATTAACATGTCAAAAGAAATTGTAAAAAAAGTCACAAATCCAACTGTAAAATTCAATCCATTATTTCAACAGACACAAACTGAGATTATAACAAATCAAAAAATACAAGCCGACATTGATAATATATACATGCAGAATAGTGTATTAAGTCCCGAAGAGGTGAGGGAAAACAGATTTGCTAATGGTTATTCACACGACACTGTTGTAGAGGGTGAAATTGAGTTTGAAGAAGAAGAAGAAGAGGTAGAAGATGAGAGTATAACATGAAAGCATCATTAACAGAGTACCGGCAAGCCAAAAAAGATTACAGACAATTTCACGATTCACTTAATCTTAATTACGCAGATGACAGTATCCGATTTGATGCCGATCGAGAAAAAGCAACAGCCAAACTATTCAAACAGATTGTACAGCAAAAAATGTTACAAGGACCCTTACCAAATAAGAAGGCCGCCTGGTTATACCCATTTGCACAAGAAAGGGCATATCAAAAGCAATTAAAAAAAATACTTAATAAGTTTACCGCTATAACAATATCCGCGATAAAGCCGAATTTAAGCCGTTGGTTAAGTGAGTTTAACGATTCGGCAAGCGATGACTTGGAAAATATCAATCCCCAATTTGAACGGCAAAAAGAGATTTTGCTAAATACATTTCTTTTTGAGCTAAAAGACATACTACTTGCACTCGGTATAACAGTATCATTATTCAACAAAAAACAATGGCAAAAAATACTTAAAGCCAGCCTGGACATTGAATTTCTTATACAAGAGTCCTGGGAAAAGCCGTTATTAAATGCGTGGGTAAATCGTAACGTAGGCTTAATCAAGGGTTTGTTGGATGATTACACGAAACAAATCAATGACGCCGTACAGCAGGGATTTCTTGAAGGCGTGACAGCCAATAAGTTGGCCCAGACATTAAGAAAAATTAACAGAAATTTCAGTCAGTACCGAACAATGTTAATTGCCCGGGATCAGATTAATAAATTAAATGGAGCTTTTGCCAGGCGTAGACAACTTGACGCTGGGGTAGATAAATATACCTGGAACACTTCCATTGATGAGAGGGTGCGCGGCAGACCTGGTGGGAAGTATCCAAATGCGCGTCCGACACATTGGGCGCTGGAAGGTAAATTATGCAGGTGGGATAATTCGACCTTATACAGTGTTGACGGTGGTAAAACATGGTTACAGAGGTCAAGTCTTGGTGCTGTACAAGTACCGCCTGGATTCGCTATACTATGTCGCTGTTGGGGTAACCCATATTTTGAAGAAATAATAAACGAAATTGAAGAGGAGAAATAAAATGATAGAAAATACTAAAAAATACAGATCCAAAACAAACCCGGATATGTTTGTTGATGCCATTAAATTTAAATTGGGGTGTGGAATGCAAGATGGTTTTTCACGTGAACACACTTCAAAACAAGACAGGCCATACATATACGCAAGTGTATCCGGCCGGTGGCGTAATGTTACTGTCACAGAAAAAGACACAATTGTGTATTATAAGAAAAAAATGAAAAACGGTAATGTAATCAATCATGTGATCATTATGGGCACTAAACAATTTAATCTACATTATGAGAGGGTGCGAGAAGATGTCAGACAAACAGTTGGACCGGAAGATCCGAGCGGTGATATTATACCCCGAACAGAAAAAAGAAAGAAAAGCAGAAAGAAAGAAGAACCGGAAAGCAATAAAGAAGCTGAATAATTTGCCATATAAGACATAAGAAAGGCCGGGTAGACTGTGTAGCAGCTTTCGGCCTTTTATATTATATTAACTTGAAGGGTGGTTTCTTAGATGGTGTTCTTTTTTCTTTTTCTTTCTCTTTTCGTTTTCGTTTTCGTTTTCGTATACATATGTCTTTTTGTTCGTTTTCCCATTTCTTGTATTGATCAAACCAATTGCGTAGCATTATTTTGATTTCCTTTTATAGTAGAAGTGGGTGAATTTTTCCCGCTTCTTTGATTTTAACTTGAATGTGAATGATTGCACACCATCCACGGCATCGATTGTTATTCCTTCTTTTGTAAATGTTATATTCATTTTAAATCCTTTTTGTATAAACTACGTTGTCCATTTATTATCTCCCTTTTAAACTCCAAATATAACGTAATAAGTTGTACACAACATAAACCCGGCTAATAATACAGCAATCCAAAAACCTATTGATTTCAATAATTTCATGAATCACCCCCTTTATTCTTCGATTGTGGTGCAGCTAAAACATCTGCAAGTATGTCCGCTTCTTTTGTTTCTAATTTTAAGACGTCATTCATTTTACAGCCTTTCTTTTTAAATTGTCACGCAGGCAGTACATACAATTGTAATCATCACCTTCGCCTACTTTATAATATTTAGAAGCACATTCCTGTTCTTTACCATTTGCTATTTGTAACCAGCATCCGCAATCTTCCCCGTTCTCAATAGCTTGTAAAATCTTGTATAATTTTTTCTTTTCTCCCATAAGCAACTTCTTTTATTTTACGCAATTCTTTTGTCTTTTCTTGTGATTTTAGGCCCGCCGCCGTATACAGGATCAACTACGACTACGTTATAATCATATTCCAAAATAACTTTGCCTAAAAATCTAATCTCGTCTTTTTTGCCAAGATTAATTCTAACTTCATCACAGAAAGTAGGGAGTTTTCTTTCTTCTTTTAAGGTATATTCATAACAATAATTCTTGCCTGAATCTCTTGTGTCAAAAAAACAAGTTTCTTTGTTAAGAAACAAAGACAAGAGGGTGTCTGACCAGTGATAAAATTTTGTTCCCTTTTTAAAAAGCTTCATCCCGGTACACTCTTCTGTCCATTTCATATCTTGTCCGTTGTATCTCGCACGATCACTCACAAGCACCATGTCACCCTTTTTCATATTGTTCTCCTTTAAACACCTCACTATACTAAGTATAATACAGTTCTTTGTTTTTGTCAACAAGTTTTTATTAAATAATTAAAATTTATTTAAAATTTCCTTGACACAACTGTATACTTTTTTATACACTGTATACAAAATCATACACCAATTGTCAATATATTGACAGGTGTTGAAATATCAACGGGTTGGAAAATATGTGTACAGAGTTTGAAAACATTACAAATACAAACTTTTCAGAAGATGGTGATAAAGATAGCAAAGCCGTAAAAGCCGCAAAGAATAAAATCTCAAACGGTATTATTGCAGGCAAAATTAAAAAGCCCGCAACGTGTAAAAAGTGCGGCAAAAACACAAAACTCGAAGCACACCATAACAAAGGGTATGACGAAAAAAACCAAACTTCAATCATATGGCTTTGTCCTACTTGCCACGTAGCTGCACATAAGAAGCTTAACGCGTGTAAGAAAAAATCAAAAGACACAATCAATCGTATTGATGTATTCAACAACATTAATGAATATATGATTGAACCTTTTATGATTGACCAGGAAACAGGCTTTTACAGTGGTGTTGCTGTTGTTACAAATACTGGTATATTCAATTATAGAATTAATGGTAAAACAGTAAGAGAACTTAGAACGCCCGATGAGGTAGGCAGATCATCGAGCCTTGACTCACTGAAAATGATACCGATTACAAATGAACATCCAAAGGAATTTGTAACATCTGAAAATGCACAAAAATTAAGTATTGGTATGTCAGGTGAGATTGTAAATTTTGATAATACAGCTGTAAGTGTGCGCCTTACAATTACAGACAAAAAAGCGATTGAAGACATCAAAGCCGGCAAAGTGGCATTATCCTGTGGCTACAAAGCAACCACAGTTGATAATGGTGGTGGTTTTGCATTTGGCAATAATAGGTATGATGTCGAGCAAACGGACATCATATACAATCACATTGCCCTGGTTGGTATGGGTCGTGCGGGTGATTTGGCAAGATTGAAATTCGATCGTGATGACGTAGGAATCAATGAAAGTACTATTAATAGTACTGATAATATAGAAACTAATGAAAAAGGAGCAATAAACATGGCTACTGAGTTACAAACATTGAGAATTGACGGCGTTGACTATTCAGTTGACAAAGACGTAATCAAAGAAGTCAACCGATTAAACAAAGACAGCGTTGAAAAAGATACGATAATTGAAGCACTGAAAAAAGATAAAGATGTCTTACAGGCAAAAGCCGACACGCTTGACATTAAAGTCAAAGAGGCAGTTGAAATTATGAAAGCGGATGAAGGAAAATTCACTAATGAAGATGTGAAAGAAAGGATCGAATTATTCAAAATTGCCGACTCACTGAAAGTCGAATATACAGACAATGACAATAATGGCGCGATTAAAAAATTAATAATTAAAACCAAAAACGATAAAATTAATCTTGATGCAAAATCGGATGATTATATCAATGCTGCGTTCGACATTCTCAAAGAAGACATCAAGAATGAACCGGCAAAAAAGAACGTACAAAAAGCGATGTTTGACAATATGCCAGGCGACAACGCTAGTAAAAAAGATACGCGAACAGCAAGAGAAAAATTTTGTGCTGACAATCAAGAGCGCGCTGAAAATTATAAAGGCGCTGTAAAAAATACAGGAGGTAACGCATAATGGCTCAATATGGAAATATGGAAATTGCAATTCCAGGTCTGCTCGATAGTTATTACCCGTTTTTCAAATCAACACGATGTGCAAAACAAGATATTCAGTATGGCAAACCTGTAATGGGTTATCTGGATGATGTTACAAACGGTTATAATTATGCGTTAGATACTTCAAAAATAGTTTGGGACGCTGATTTTGTAACCAGCAACTTAATAGATATTGTGGTAAATGGTGTAACAATAACACAAGTTCCTTTCAACACGGATCATGATACCACAATGGATGATGTTGTTACACAGGTAACAGCAAAGTCTATTACAGACAGTGTGTTGGGTGTTGTTACGTTCAAGGCTGCCCTGGACGCTACTGATGCCAATAACAGAACCTTATACATCCGGACAACAGGTCTTGATTCTACTGTAACCGAAGCTGTTACAGCCGGTGCAACACAAGCGACCGGTACAATTACAACACAATCCGATCAAGTACTAATCGGCGGGGCCGTTTTTCTACAAAGAGAAGTTGCTGCGAGCACTGGGGCAAAATACTATGTTAATGACGATATCACAGTAATTGAACAGGGTAGAATTTGGATGTATGCCAATTCTGCAACTGGTGACGGTATAGCATATATTGATAATGCTGGGGCCGACAAAGGCAACTTTGCAAATGCGGCAGGCGATACGGTTAACACTGTATTCAGGTCGTTAAAAATAACCAATGCAGATACTACCGATGATCTTGCGCTTGTTGAATTTTTCGGTATCAAAAAAATAAATGCTGTACTGGCATGGGTATAAGGAGTAACAAATGAGAGAACAACGAGTAACAAAAACAGATATTGAAACGTATAAAAACGACAATGCCGAACGTGTTGACCATTTGGCGGCCGTGTATGGCTGGTATGACGATGAAACGGGTAGAGTAGATTCTAATCTATCAGCCTTTTTTCTGCGAGAGCTTGAAAGTATTGAGGCTCAAAGTTATGATACAAAATTTAAATTAATTAAATACTTAGATCATTTTCCTACCGACTACTCAGACGACGAAGGGGCGGAGACACTTACTTATCGCGTATTCACAGAAACCGGTACAGCAAAAATTATTGCTGATTATGGCGACGATGTGCCACGAGTAGACCTGTATGGCGAAGAAGTAAGCAAGAAAGTGTATTCACTAGGAAATATGTTCACTTATACTGATAGAGAGGTGCGCCGTGCACGAATGGCGGGAAAACCACTCGAACAGCGTAGAGCAAACGCCGCACGCAGGGCAGTTGAGCAAGAATGTAATACTATTGCATACACAGGTAATGCTACATATAACATACCAGGATTTATTAATAACGCCAATATTTCAGAATACACTATTCCTAATGGTGTAGGAGGAAATGAAGAGTGGAACACGAAAACACCAGACGAAATTATTGCGGATCTTTCAGGAATTGCAACAAGTATTATAGATGGTACAAACGGTGTAGAAGAGCCAGACACAATGTTGTTGCCTATTGAGCAATTTAATTATCTGAATAATACACGTATGACCGGCGGTAGTGACATAAATATTATGCAATATTTTTTGACTACCAACGGGCACATTAAGTATGTCGATTGGGTAACCGAGTTAAAAGGCGCAGGTGCTGGTGGATCTGATAGAATGATGGTATATGCAAAAGATCGAGAAAAATTAGTCTTTAAAGCGCCTATGGAGTACCGACAGTTAGCACCGGAAAGACGGGGTTACGGTACAGAAATTCTAACTGAAAAAAGAATTGCTGGCGTAACTATCTATTACCCGCAATCGGTCGCGTTTGCTGACAATATCTAACACTACACTATATAGGAGGTAAAAATGAATATATTAATTAAAAATAATGAAAAACGACAAATAACAATACCTGGAAGTACAGGGCAGAAAAAAACAGCCCTGTCGCCTGGTTATAATGAATTATCTATTGATGTGTGGCTTACACACAAAGATTGCAAAGCAATCAAATATAAACTCGATAATAAATTACTGGAAGTTGAATTCAAAGAAAACAGCGAATCTAAAAAACATACAAAAAAAATACATGAATTAAAAACAAGACTTGGTGAACACAAAGCCGCACTCGAAAAAACAAACAAAGCAATTCTAAAAGAAACTGTTGAGGCTAAAATTGCAATTCTTGTGACAGAAAAAAAAGAGACTGAAAAAAATGTTGAAGAATTGAACAACCAATTAGCCGAAACACAGGTTGCAGAAATAGCCACGCGAGGCGATTTTAATCTACTTTCCCACGAAGAAAAAGAGAACGTTATCAATAACACATATAACGTGAAAGTGCTGGAAAAATGGAAAGCTGATGACGGCAGAGCCGAGATTAGAAATTTAATTTTGGATCAAATGAAAAAAATTAAGAAAAATAAAAAATAAGAGAATAAATTATGAGTCTTACAATTGAGCAAACACTTGATAGCATTGCACCACAACTAGCAGCAGATACTGAAAAAGCAAACCATATCACATTTGCTATACAGCAGACTAATCTTACAAAGTTTGGTGACAATTATAATCTTGCTGTTGCCCTGCGTGCGGCTCACTCTCTTACTCTGAAAGATATACAAAATGGAATAGGTGCAGGCACAGGTGGAAAGATCATTTCAAAAAGGGAAGGTGATTTGGCTGTTAATTTTGCGGCTACTCGTTTTGTAAGTGACGGAGATCCATACCTTAATCAAACAGCATACGGTACGCAACTACTATCACTAATTAATAGTACAATCATGTCTGTTAGTTTGACTGGTTTAGGTTTGTTCAATACAGGGGGCGTGTAAATGGCTATTGCATACATGACATCCGTTAATATATCAGAATATGACAAAAATATTACTAATGAAGCGTGGGAATTCAAAGAGGTTTTGTCCGCTCCCGGTACAGGAAGTAGTGTACTGATACCCGTTAATGTAGATAATATTGGTATACAATTAACTATTCTTCCAAATGCTGCTGCAAAAGTACAGGTGACAAACGACACAGTTGCAGCTGTACTAAATGACACAGCTACTTGGATAGACTGGGAATTAGGTGAAATTGGATTGACCGGAATTGATACTATATATGCTGTAACAGCAATTAGACATGTGTGTACACTAATAGAATCTACAATGACAGTGAGGGCGCAATAAATGGGAGTCTCGAAAACGAATAAGGATGTGTCACAGCAATCAAGTGTTGATAATTTTTTTCAATATACAGGTATACGCGAATTGAAAAACGATATCACATTAACCACACAGGTTCAAAAAGATGATACCATTATTAATGTATCTTCCGGGCATGGTTTTGTTATTGGTGATATATTGACAATTTGGGAAGATACCCGTTTTGAACAAACGGAAGTGATCCTTGTTACTGTTGATGCAATAACAATAACTATACCAAGTGCAAGTGTTTTTAGTGTTGCAGGCGCGCGCGTGGTACGTGGAAATAGTAATCTTAATGTAGATGGGAGTGTAACGCCTGTTTCAGTGCTGTTTAAAACGTACAACTCTTTTGTGCCAATCGATATATCAAAAACTGTAATTCTTATGTCACACAGTGCAGCAGCAGATGATTCGAAATTTGGCGGGATCACTGCACTAATCAACGGTATATATTTTAGGAAAGAAGATGGTGTTCGCACAAACTTTGGTAACTACCGGAAAAATATAGATTTTAAAGGGTTCGGTGCAACAGTGGCGTACACAGACAAAGCCGGCGGCGGTATATATGCAACAGAAATTACATTTGATTTTGTGACAATTTTCGGGCGTGAACTGCGCTTAAACACAAGACTTGAAGAATTTATTTGCGGGGTGATACGCGACGACCTAAGCGGATTATCTGGACTCAAAGTTGTATTAACAGGCTCTTTCACGGAGGGTGAATAGATGGGATTGGATACATATTACAAAGATATTACAAGTGATGATTACATTGTAGAAATTAATAAAGGTAATGTTGCCGGTCATTATCATATACGAAAGTTTTTTGAAAATCCTGATTTTGGTACAACCACGGAAGACATGTGGAATTATCCCGGATCGGGAGCCGGTGTATACACATACACTGCCTATGCTGGTGCTGATTACTACATTGCGAGTAGCAATGATAGTGATACACAAGAAATTATTATAGGTCTTTTTGATACTGATTTCAATCTGCACGGACACACTTTGACACTTACAGGGCGGACACCCGTAAAAATAGTTAGTGGTACAACGTTATGGACGAGAGCTTTTCGGATTGTGAATAATTCAAATACACCTTTTCTCGGCAACATCGCATTAACGGAAGGAAATGCGTTTACGCTGGGTGTACCGAATGTAACTACCTCAGTAAGAGCGTATGTCAAATTAGGCCCCCTTGAAAATCAAACACTAATGTGTCATATGTCGACACCCGCTAATTATTACGCGTATCTAACAAATATAAAAATTGATACACTACGAAAAGTAGCCGCACAAATTAACGTACGTCTTTATATACGAAAATACGGAAAAGTATTTACAACACAGGATAGCACCGGATATGTTACATCTGGTACGTCTGCAACACAATACTCAATTAACACCACTGGACTTATTGCGCCGAAGAGCGACATAAAAATTGATGCTATCAGTGATGCCGCAAGTATGGCGGTAACAGGTAGCTACGATGTTACTTTCATTCGTTCCGATTTGGTTAATCGTTATAATATTTTTGATGGTAGTGATCCTAATTTTATACAGGGCTCTCAATAATGACTACTACTAATTACAGACTCATAATTAAGGATCGAGGTTGGAACGAAATAAAAAAAGAACATAAACGGCTTGACGGTGTCAAAATCGAGGTTGGCCTATTTAATGATGGTGGTGGGGACACGCCAGAAGATAATATTGCTATGCGCGGCGCTGTACACGAGTACGGCACAACAAACATACCCCAAAGACCCTTTATGCGAAAAGCAATGTTGGGTAAAAATAAAAAAGAATTACAACACTTTATAAGTGTTATCTATACACAATATGTTAAAAAAAAGCAAACACTATCTTTATTTTTAAAAAAAATAGGTGTGTTTCATGAATCACAGATAAAAAACAGTATAAAAAACGGAAGGTACAAGAAACTAAGTCCCATTACTATTAGACGCAAGCTTAGTAGTAAACCACTCATAGATACAGGTGAAATGCTAAACAGTGTTGAATACAGAATAAAGATGAGGTTATAGCATGTCAATATTTTTTCCGCAAACATGGTCAAAAACACAATATACGGCTGGAAGTTATGTCAATGGAAAATGGGTAGAAGGCACGCCGACTGTATCGGCTCTTATAGCAGACATACAGCCGATATCAGGCAAAGAACTAGATACATTAACTATTGGTGATAGAAATATTGGAAAGATAAAAGTATACACCAGTGAGGCACTTATAATAATGAATGAGGGTACATACCAATCAGGGGACCGGGTAACATGGAACGGTGAAATATATGAACTTATTGGAAAACAAGAAAGAAATGGTGGCTTAATTATGCATACTAAATATATTGGAGAATTGAGAAAAAATGACAATCGATGAAATGTACACATTTATACGGTCATGGATCAATCAAATTCTTAACACCCAATACAGTCTAAGTATACCTGTTATTTTTTCAAATGAAAATGCAGCACGGCCACCATTGCCATATTTTGTTATACACCGTCCGCCAATTTCAAATATACAATTGCCAGGTGAGAATTATTGTCCGTGGCAATTCACAAACGAACAAACAGACACCGGTAATGTAGAATATAGCACCAACTATCAAGCTTCTATTTCACTAGAAGAAGTGGGGGGTGATGACGGGCAAACATTACAATACTTAACTTTGTCACGAAAACAAGATGATATATTGCAATTATGGAAAAACAACAAAATAACACTACTCAGTCAGACGGCTATTGCAGATATATCCGATATTACTGAGAATGTAATTGAAAAACGTGCGGTAATGGACATTACTGTAATTTATAATGTACAAACTAGCTACGATCCGGGGTATATCGGTACTGTCGAATTTTCCGGAACTATTTCACTAAACTAAAATAAAAGGAGCGAATTCAAATGGCAACAGACGCACCATTAAAGAATTTAATTCAAATTACAATCACACGCGAAACACAAACAATCAAAGTTGCGAGTTTCAACACTATACTACTTGTTGATGAAGTTGACGACGCAAGCCCCCCATTTGTAGGCCGTACAAAAAGCTACGCATCAATACTGGAACTTGCAGGAGACGGTTACACAGCAGGTGACTATGTATACGATTCGGCTGCAAACATTTTTGCACAAAATCCAAGTGTTTCAAGTATCAAAGTCGGCCTCAAATACATTACTACTACACCGGATGCAAGTTGGACGGCTGCAATGAACGCGATACAAACTGCAGATCCCGATTGGTACGGCTTTACAATTATTTCAGAAGTTCTCGCAGATCAATCAGAAGTTGCGGATTGGGCGGAAGCTGCTGCACCAAAAGTACTCTTTGCTATTCGTTCTAATTCCGCCGATATAATTGACCCTGTAAGCACTACTGACATTGCATATTATATACAAAATAGTTCATATGAAAGAAGCTTTGTATATTATCATTCGGGCACAAACGCAGAATACATTGACGCGGCCGCACTGGGGGAACGCTTTCCACGCAATCCGGGAACAGGCACATGGATGTACAAGACCCTTGCAAGTGTTTCTATCTATGCGCTAACCAGTGCAGAAAGAACAGCAGCACTTGATAAAAATTGTAACATATATATTAGCTATGCAGGTGTTGGAACCACAGAGGCCGGAACGGTTGGTGTGGGTGAATACATAGACATTATGCGGGGTACGGACTGGTTGGAATCGACTATACAGGCCGACTTGTTTACTGTCTTGAAAAATATTGAAAAAGTACCGTATACCGATCCCGGTGTAGATTCCATGGTGAGCATCATCAAGGGATCACTACAAAAAGGCGTGAACAGAAATTTCATTAACGCCGGTTTCACAGTTACAGCGCCACTTGTTGCAGACGTAAGTGTCAATGACAAAGGCAATAGAATACTACCAGACATAACATTTACAGCCACGTATTCAGGTGCTATACACACAATTCAAATAACTGGAACAATCAGTTTATAAAGGAGGTAGATCATGGCATTAGATACGAAACTTAGAACATATGATCCTAAACTAGTTGCGTTGAGTTTTAAAGGCGCAATAGTTACCGGATATACTGACGGTGACTTTATTGCCGTCACCAATGATGACGGCTTCGAATCCCGCACAGGTGCGGACGGATCAGAAGACCGTGTAAACAAAAATATAACAGGTGTTAATGTAGATGTAACGTTGATGGGCTCATCAATTACAAACGATGTCTTAAATGATTTTTATGAGATCGACAAAGCCACAAATGTAGGGTATGGCGCGTTTAGTATTAAAGATCTTAACGGTACAATGCTGTTAACATCTGGTGAAGCGTACATTACAAAAAAGGCTGACAAATCATTAGGTAACGGTGTGGGATCTGTAACATGGACTTTCAGGTGTCCACAGGCGATTTACAACCCTGGCAGTAACCTGTAATTACGTAAATAGGAGTTTTTGAATGAAAATAGAAACGGTTAAAAGGATCATTGATGGTATTGAATTTAATGTTCAGCAATTCAAATGGTCAAAATCTATTGAGCTTGAAATAGAAGTTATCGAGGTTCTTAGTCCTGCGCTTGATGTACTGAAAAACTTTAAGAACATGGATGATGAGATTGAATTCAATGAATTGGGAATGGCTATACAAAAAGCTATCACAACATTGCGCGGTAAGGGTGCCTTTGAATTCATATCAAAATTAGTGTGTCAAACGTTTGCAACCATTAATGGAAAAGAGACATTACTTGATAACGAAAACATAATTAATGAGGTTTTTCACGGCCAAACAATGACAGCAATCAAACTTGTTATAGAGGTCATGAAAATAAATAAATTTGCTTTTATCGCGGGGTTGGCTGGACGGGATGCGATAACCGGTATCTTTACGCCGGACGGCAAAAACAAAAACAAAAAATGAAAATGATAGGGAAAGTGGGTGAATTATCTAGTACATTGGAAGCGCAGCATATGTACTTTCATGTACTTGATACATATCCACAACTGATGCTTGTTGAAGATCAATTGTCTTTTCCTGAGTTACAAAAATATTATGCTGTTTGCTGCATGAAAGAGGCTTATAACATGACTATGTATGAATATAATAACGAGCAGGCAGAAAAAGAAGCGGAAAGAGCAAGGCGTAAATAAATGATAGTAAGAAAATTACTTAATTTGATAGGTTTTGATGTTGATAAAAATTCAATGAACAAAGCCGAAAAAGATGTAAAAGCTTTGCAATTCAGACTGCTAAAAGTAGGTAAGATTGTCGGCGCTTCGATTTTTGCAATTGGTATTGCTGCTGTGAAAACTGCTGCGGATATGGAAATGCTAGAAGTACAGTTTGAAGTCATGTTAGGTAGTGCAGAAGCCGCCGCCGCACTAATGGAAAAATTAAAAACTTTTGCGGCTGCAACGCCTTTCGCGTTGCAGGATCTTGCACAAGGCACACAAACACTACTTGCAGCAGGTATAGAAGCCGAAAATGTCGTAGGTGTAATGCGAATGTTAGGCGATGCTGCGCAGGGTAACAATGAAAAACTACAAAGTATGGCTCTAGTTTATGGGCGTATACAACAAAAAGGAAAGGCCTCACTAGAAGAAATTAACATGCTTGTTGAAAGACAAGTACCGATTATAAAAACATTAACTAATCAATTAGGATTGGACACTCCCGAAGCATTATTCAAACTTATCAGTGCAGGTAAGGTCACGTCAAAAGACATGACTACCGCTTTTCAAACAATGACCAGTGAGGGCGGTGTTTTTTTCAAAGGAATGGAAAAACAAGGACAAACTTTTTTAGGTCTGCTGTCTACAATGAAAGATAATATTACTTTCGTGTTGGCAGACATTGGAAAAAAGTTACTGCCGACAATGAAGATACTGACTAAACGCGTAACAACATTATTTCAAGGCGTGTTAGGGGAATTGGCAATGCAATTAACCTCAATACTTAATCCAGTTCTTATAAGCGCTATTGATATATTTGAAGGGTTACTCAATGTATTACTACCTATAACAAAAGTACTTATAGATGTACTTGTGCCTGTGTTGGACTTGTTATTCAAAACATTACTTGACATCCTAAAACCAGCTTTACAACTCATTAACGCAATTCTTGCACCAATACTCAATATTATATCAGCTATTACACCTATATTCTTAGAATTTGCTACACTTCTATTAGAAACATTTACAAGTGAAATATTAAAAATACTAACAGACATGACAGATATATTCACGGAATTAGGGGTAATAGTCGAATCATTATTGCCAGCATTTATACCTTTATTACAAATGGCTTTAAAATTTTTTGGGATATGGTTAAAAATACGGCTACTGATGCATACAGTATTGATTAGAATCATGCTAAAAGCAATTAAATTGATACTCGGTTTATTGTCACCACTCATACAAAAAATTGCAGGAGAATTACCAGCAGCAGTATTGGTGTTGGCAAAAGCATTTAAATTCCTTGAAATTCTTGCTGGTAAAACGTTTGCTGCCATAAAAGAAGGATTAAGTGAGGCTTTTGCATCCGGGAGCGTAAAAGCAAAAGAGATTTTTCAGAATGCTTTTCAAGGCGCGAAAGAGTTTTTTTCAAATGTAATTGATGTCATTAACGTTGTCATTACTGCTATTGTAGATAGATTAATGATCATAAAGCAGACCATTAGAGATTTTTTGGTTGGAATATTTGGAGAAGCGTTCATCAAAAAAGTAAGTGATGCTTTCCGGTCTATTACTGACTTTCTGGCAAATGTAGTTGAAAGTATATTTACCACAATATTCAAACAAATTAACAACGTGCTTGTAGCCATTAATAAGGCCATTAAATTTATTAACGATTTGCCGTTTGTCAAAGAATCTTTCAAAGAACTTGAATTATTGGAAGCGTCCGGAATATTTGACAAACTAAAAGGTGATGATGAGAAAACAAATCAAATACTTGCCGAATTATCGGGATTGACTACACCAGGTGCAGGCGACACAAAAATTACAAACCTTAATCTTAACAATGATATTAATATTACAAACCATAATAAGAATACTACTACAAACAAGATAAGTCAAAAATCACTTGCCGATACAACAAAAAACATATTTAGTATTGAGCTAAAACGTTTGTTAGTGGATGCGGGGGCGTAAATGGCAATATTAAATAGTACTTTGTTTTTCAAATCGAATCGCAGTTATGGCGTAGGCGCAATTGTATTTGATTTGATATTAGAAGAAACACACAGCCTTGTAAATAGTGTAACAGAGTTCAAAATAGAAGACGGCTCGACTATCACGGATCATATTCAAAACGAAAACCGCACTGGTACGACAAAAGGCTTAATAACCAATTTCAGTTTGACGCGTGGCATACTCACACAAAATACCGCACAGACGGCATTTAATCAGATTGTACAGTTGTGGAAAGATCGGGAATTAGTAGACATTGTAACCGTCCTGGACGTGTACCGTAATGTACTAATCGATAATATAACAATGAAGCGTGATAACGGAGACGGGGAAAGCTTAACTGCCGACTTCGCTTTTACAACTGCAAAAATTGTAAAACTCCAACAATTAACTATTGAGGCATCTGTCAATCTGACAGATATGGGAAATGATTTGAATCGTCAAAGTGCGCTCCTGCTTAATGCAGGAAAGACAGCGGGATAATAAAATGAGTGTGGCAATACCACTTTTCAAAGAATCGAGTGCTGACTTTCAGCAAAATATAGACCTTAATAATGTCAATTACACCATCCGACTTACGTACAATGTGCGTGTCGGTTATTGGTTCATGACATTATCAACAGAAAACTATACAATAACGAGTGTAAAATGTACTCTTGAATTTCCGATTCTTTGGCAACATTATGCTCTTATGCCTGAATTATCCGGGGATTTTTTTATAAATCAAATCGAAGATCTGCAAAACCGACCCGACTTGACATATGATAATTTTGGATCCGTATTCAAATTATTTTATTACACGCCGGAAGAAGTACTTGAATGGAGGTCTGCGAATGGCCTTTAAGCGCGTAGTAACACTCGAAGTTATTAACAACAATACAACTCTTACTCAAATATCAAATCTTGATATAGAATTCGATATTGAGCGGTCTATCACATTGCCAGATAATACAGCCGAGTTTGTTATTCATAATGCAAAAACTGAGACTCGAAACAATATATTGAAGGCCGGTAATAATATAATTTTTAAAGCGGGTTATGAGGATGAAAAAAACATAGCTTCTATTTTTTTTGGTACAATCGATACAGCAATATCAGTCAAAGACGGAGTTAATTGGATTACAACTATAAGCGCAAAAGACGCGGGAAACAACAAACAACCTCTTACACACCAGACATTAGCATACAGTTACATACCAGGTAGCCCTGTAAGCCAATTAATAAGCGATTTAAAAACTTTTTTGAATATACCTGTATTTGGACTTGAAAATATAGCAGGTTTAAAATTAAATAATGGGCTTAATTATTCTGGGGCGTTGGGGGGATTGCTTCGACAACTACAGCAAATATTGAATAATTCAGATATTGGCTTATTTTTTGATAGTTCCCAAATGGTTATTTTTAATAAGGCCGGTAGGGATTCGAAATTTGGAGTTGTGAACTTAACTCAAGATTCAGGACTTATTGGAAACGTTGAAGATGTTACGGATACAACGAAAGACAGCAAGAAAAGAATAAAATTTAAATCTCTTATGAATCCAAGATTTCAACCGCTTGGGCTTGTTAACATCACAAGTCAAACAATAACAGGATTGTTTATAATTGAGAAATTAGTTTTTGCAGGTGATAATTTTGGTGGTGATTTTTCTGTAAGCGGCGAAGGAGTAGAGTAGTGCTTGAAAATATAGTTGATGTAATGGACCAATTTTTGTTTAGTCGTCTGCTTAATGTACACACATGTTTGCCTGGTGAAATTCAAGAATATTATGGCCATAAAGAGCGAAAAGCAAAAGTCAAACCACTGGTCAAAATGAAGACTATCAAAAATGAAAATGTAGAAATCCAACCCATTGACGGCGTACCTATAATGTTTCCAGGTTCAACAAAAACACACAATGAATTATTTCCATTAAAAAAGGGTGATGGTGTGTTACTGTTATTTGCAGAAAATCCAATTGGTAATTATCTATCTGGAAATTCCGAAGTCGATAGCGATGATTTAACGCGTTTTGCTCTTACGGATTGTATCGCTATTCCTGGATTATGGAGTTTTTCAAACATACCCCAACCGGTACCGGAAAACGATAATGATTATTTTTTTACATTTCAAAATGCAGCAATCACAATAAAAGACAATACTAACGATATTGAAATCAAAAATAATAATACAACAATTACAATGTCAACAGCGGGAAGTATCACACTTGAAACCACTACCGGAAAAATAGAAGTTGATACAGTTGGTAATATTACAATGAACAATGGTACAGAGCCATTTGTGTTGGGTACTACTTTTGACACCTGGATTACAGCAGCACTATTAACTGTATTCAACGCACACACACACGCAAGTCCGGCGGGGGGTAATACAGGACCACCAAACGCGCCACTTACGCCGCCGATTGCGTATCTAAGCAATAGAATAAAAGGAAGTATATAGAATGGCTTATAATTTCTATCAAGATCCTGTTACGAAAGATCTTGTAATTGAAAATAATAATTTCAAATTAACAGCGGGCAACACCGAATTCATAAGTCAAAAAATTGAAAATGAATTTCTTTTTTTCCTTGGTGAATATTGGTTAGATGTCTCGCAAGGTATCCCGTATCGATCAATAGAAAACAAAGACAGAGATAACCCAACAAAAAACATAGTAGGGATAAAAAATCCTGATATTAACTATATCAATAGTGTGTTTGTTTTGGCACTATCCAGTATAGAAGGTATTGATCAAATCATAGACTTAACCAGCAATTACAACAACATAAATAGAAAATTATTGATTAACTACACTGTAAGAATTACAACAGGTGAGATTATAGTTAATCAAGTGGGAGTATAACAAATGGGCACATATATAGACGCAACAGGATTTCACAAAAAAACACTCTCAACACTATTGTCTGAAATGCAAACGGATTTTAAAACCGAATTTGGTAATGACTTGGATCTTGCACCATCCGGAACAGCTGGACAATTAATTAGTATTATGACAAAAGATTTTGCTGATTTGTGGGATGGTGCAGAAGAAATTTACACTGCAAGAGACCCGGACGAGGCGACCAGTACGAGCTTAGATAATATCATTGTAGAAAACGGCATTAAAAGACTTGAAGCGACAAAAACAACTGTACTTGATGTAATGCTTACAGGTGATCAGGGCGTGATTATTGCAGCCGGGAAACGTGCAAAAAATCCTAATCAGATAATTGAATATATATTAGATAGTGCTGTAACTATTGATCAAACGGTTGCAAGAGAGGGTTACATTAGTGTGGGTACGCTTACAACAATAGTAACTTACACAGTTACTATTGACGCTACACCTTACGCATATGTAGCACTAATTACCGACGACGAAGAAGCCGTATTAACAGAAATCAAAACCCTTATCGATGCAGGCGCGTGGGGCGGTACTGTTACAGTAACAGGTAATTCAATGAAAATTGAAAACACTACACCTTTTGATTTTGATGTTACAAATTTGGATATAGATGGGATTTCCAATCCTGGTAATTTCACAGCCGATACTGCAGGAGCCTACACGCTTGCTGCAAATTCACTAACAGAAATTGTAACGCCTGTTACAAATTGGGATAGCATCAACAATGCTGGTGCAGGACTTACCGGTAGAAATGTAGAAACCGACAGCGAGGTAAGAATTCGCCGGTGGGTAAGTATTTTGAACGGATTGGCAACTGATCAATCCATTGCTGAAAGCATATTCAACAATGTAACAGGCGTCACGGCTGTGTCTGTCATAAGTAACAGGTCTGATATTGTTGATATAGATGGGCGTGACGCTCATTCTTTTGAGTCAATTGTTGTGGGAGGTGGTGACACTACAATTGCCGAAGAAATTCTGCGAACACAACCGGCAGGAATTCAAAGTTTTGGGAACACAACCGAAATAGTTAATGATTCGCAGGGCGTCCCTCAAACAATTAATTTTTCAAGACCCGTCAATCAATATATACATGTACGAATTAGCAGAAGTCTATATAGTGAAGAGAGCTACCCCGCAAATGGTGATGAACTAATCAAAAGTAACATTGTTGCATGGTCGCTATTGTCTGCCAACATTGGTGTAGGAAAAGATGTAATTCGCCAACGGTTAGCCACACCCGTTTACGGCGTAAGTGGCAATACTATATATCCCCTTATACCGGGGATTGAAGACATATTAATTGAATTGGATGTTACACCGAATCCAGGCGACACGCCTACATTCACGCAAACAAACATTACAATTGCAGCGCGTGAAATTGCCGTATTTGCTATAACAAGAATAACTGTACAAGTGCTATAAGGAGTGAAAAATGACAAAAGAATTAAGCCAAATAGCAGATTACACAAGTAATACGGAGTTACTATTAAGCGAATATTTCACAAAAGAAAATGTTCAAAAAATATTAAAAATATTTAGTCAGCAATGTGATGATCTTGAAACTGCACAGTTTGAAATACGTGACGAATTCTGGATTGACACCGCCGAAGGTGTACAACTTGATATACTCGGAAAGATCCAAGGCATCACACGTGACGGACTTAATGACACAGATTATCGTACGATAATAAAAACAAAAATAGTAATCAATAATGGAAGTGGTGAATTTGAAACAATCATACAGGCCCTAACCGGCCTTTTCGGTGCCACAACTGTCATACTAAAAAACATAGGAAATGCCACATTGTCAGTAAGTGCAGACATATCATTGACAGTATCAGAATTTACAATCTTATTAGATCTGTTTGCGGCTGGCGTGGGTGTAATATTCAAAGAAATTACTACAAACCCTTTTCAATTTGACACAATTAATCAAGGGTTTGGTATACCGACTGTACCAGGCAACTTACCAGACAACACAGCAGCAGGTGGCAATCTTAGTGCCGTGCTTTCAACATAAATTTATTAAGGAGTTAACACAATGGCAATAAAACCATTAGATGATCTTACTTTTGCAACAGCATCAATAACAGATCCGGCTACCGGACAGCCAAACAAGATAGTACCTAACGTAACTTATCAGACAAATGGGTGGGTGAGTTTTGATACAGCCCCTTTTTCTTGGTTTAATTACTTGTTTAACGGCTATTACACGTGGCAACAATATTTTGAAGCCACTACTGACGATATTTTACTAAATAATCTGACAATTGCAGGGAATAAAACTTTTTCAGGGAGTACTATATTTCAAGCTAACATTAATGTAGACATTAATGTGTTTTCGGTTAACACAACGTCAAATTTAGTTGGCGTCAAAGCTGATTTGGCTGTGGTATCGCCGGGGGCCGACGGTCTAATTGCAGAAGGCATTTTTCCAGTTACTTCACGCCGTGACACAAGCACAGTTGGTTTCAGTGTATTACAGTCTTTTCAAATGAAAAACAGTAGCGGCGACTACACACCTTATGCTAATTTTCTGTCTGTTATCGATGATAACACCGCCGGAGCCGAGTGTGGTTCTTTTCACATACGCTGTGTGAGTGCGGGCAATATAAGCACCCCTCAATTTATTTTCAACGATACTGGAAATTTTACAGCAATTACAAGTATAACGATTAATGATACATTTATTAATGCTTCCGAAATAGGGATTAATAAATTAACAACGGGCAACAGGACTGCAAAACTTGATTTGTATTCGGATGATACAAATCCTTTTGGTTTAGAAATTCTAAGAAGTAGTGGTGTAAATGGTACTACGCAGCTATTGCATCATGGTACTGGCAATCTAAGCTTTGAAACATTAGACACAAGTGCAATGAATTTTTCGACTGGAAGTACCAGCCGTGCTGTTATAGAGGCAAATGGTAATTTTGCATATAAAACAAATTTACTTTTCGTAGATTATGTTAATAGCCGAATCGGTATCAAAAAAACTCCAACGGTGCACAACCTGGAAGTGCTAACAAGCGCTGCTATTGGAAGCACTGTTGTAGCATCAAGCATGATTGGTATTAATCAATTAGGTACTGGTGATAGGGGCGCCTATATAGATTTTGTAGCAGAGGATACCAACCCAAATTCCGTAAGAATTATAAGAAATAGCGGAGTGAATGGTAGTTACAGCACAACTAATCAAGGCGACGGTCAAACGGTATATGAAAATGTTGGTATCGGATCACATAGATTTCGAAATAATGGCGCCGATTCATTATATGTAACTTCTGCAAATCAAATACAAGCAGTTGCGAATACCAATGCGACATCAAAAGACACCGGCGCCTTTGTGGTGACATTGGGCGGAATGGGAATTGAACAGGATGTATGGCTGGGTGGCAGCCTTAATCATGCGAGTGCGCTGTTATTCAAGACGGGGGGAAATGAAGGCTTACGCCTTAGTAATAGTAAACTTAGTACATTAGGAGAACTTACTCCTGATTGCAGCCCTGGGGGACTTACTTTACAGCAAGGGCCTAACGATGGTTATATTTTAACATGTAAATCAACCGATGTTGCTCATGGTATGACAACAATAGCGGAAACAGACACATATGCAACCTTTGACAAGTTCCAAGGAGGACAAGGGGGATTGCAAATTATAGGACTAAACGGAGGTACTGGAATTAGGGGTATCTCTATATCTAGTTACGCGCCCACAACAGATAATACTACTAGTGTGGCGGGAACTGGTCAAATCGAACTTGTCAGTTACTTAAAAACCGGAACAACCGGAGGAAGTTTAGCAAGTGACGCCAATTTACTTGCTATGCGTAATGCTGGACTAACTAGACACCTTTTTAAGGGTGATGGAGATATACGCACAAGTACAGGAGTTCTAAGTATATATGATAACGAAAACGACATGTTATTAGTACACGCAGCAAGAAACGTGCTATCAGGGAATACCTCACCATTTAAGGATAATAAAGAGTTTAAAAAATACGCCACAAGACTAAACGAATTGGGTATCATTGAAAATGGATTTGTAAGTCATCACAAAATGATGCAGCTCAACTTAGGCGCAATGGGGCAAGTTTGGAATATGATTAAAGGTATGGCAAAAGAATTCAATATTTCAGAAAAAAAACTATTAACCTTTGCAAAACAATATTAATTATATATTATAATGTAACAAAAACATAGGAGATATGAATGATAAAAACAACGATTCAAAAATTACTTACAACCAAACACAGCATGGAAATGCTAATTGCAAAAGATTTTGACATGAAGAAAAGTTGGGAAATAGTGAAACTAATACAAGCCTGCGATGTCGAATTACTGGCTTTTGAAAAATTAAGAGATCAGTTATTGAAAAAGTACGAGCTTACTATCGAAACACTACAACAAGACATAACAGATCCGGTAATTATCGAAAATAAAAGAAAGCTTAATTCAGATATTAAAGCACTATTGGATAATGAAATTAGTCTTAATATTAACAAAATTGAAATTGATGTAAACACAAATATCAATATTGCACCAGGCGTGTTACTGGCATTATCTGATTTCATTACAATTTTGGAGTAAACAAAAAATGAGTGATTACGAAAAAGCATTATATGAAATCATTGAAAAATTCAGATCGGAAATGACAGCGTTTCGAGAAGATGCAAAAACAGAAATCAGAGCCCAAACACAGGACATCAAAGAAATTATGGTAATCGAGTTCAACAAAATCCACACAGAATTAAGTACAATGAGTGACAAAATCTCAAATGAACATGACAAAAATATAGTGCAAGATATGTTAATCACACAGCTCGCAGCAGATATTGGTGGGCTGTCAAAACGGTTTACCGGGAAAATTGAGACGATGGAAAAAAACAAAACCAAATTAAATTTTTTGTGGGGTGGAGCTATACTATTATTATCTGTACTTTTTACAAAAATATTACCCTCAATTTTAACAAAATTCACACCTTAAAAAATAGCTTGCTGCATATCCGGAAACACCACAGCAAGCATTTTAATAAATAAATTAACTCCTATTTATTTAACCCGGCGCTTTATCATTCAAGAGCCGGGTGTTTTACTCGTATTTTTCAAAATAACCCTTTCTTTTAAACTCTTTCCGTACCCGTACCAACTATTCCCCCTCCCATCTTCTAAACATTCTAATATGCAAGCGTCTCTCATTAATCGGTCATACTCTTTTTTGTAATTGTAATCATTTCATTATTCATTTATTTTCTCCTTTGTTTTTCTGTTTTATTCCCATATTTCCAGCCGACAGAACATCCATTATTTATATTCCAATTCACAACATCAAGATTGGCTTGCCCCTGGGGAGTGCCTGGTTTGATTTCCATATTGTTGTTATTTAAATAAAGGCGTGTAAGTCCCATAAGTCCATTAAGCGGACTTATGGGACTTATTGAGTTACCGTCTAAATCAAGGTCCGTAAGTCCACTTAATGGGCTGATGTCGCTTATTGAATTGCTGTATAAATAAAGGTATTCACGCTCTGTAAGTCCTCTTAATGGGCTGAGGTCACTTATTGAGTTGTATGATAAATCAAGATATGTAAGCGCTGTAAGCCCACTTAATGGGCTTATGTCACTTATTTTGTTGTCGTCTAAATCAAGGGATGTAAGCGCTGTAAGCCCGCTTAATGGGTTTATGTCGCTTATTGAGTTGTTATATAAATTAAGGTCTGTAAGCGTTGTGCAGTATTCTAAACCGGCAATATTTGAAATCTTTTTCATACTAGCACTTAATGATTTTATCAATACCAAATCAAAAGCCAAAATCTTTCCAGTTGGCTTGCCAATCTTTAAACGGATGACAGATTCTAAATTTGGATCAGGAAAATTCACAACCATATTATTTTCATTTTTCATTTATTTTCTCCTCTGATTTCCGTTTTATTTCCATATTTCCAGTTAACGTCACACTCATTATCCAGATGCCTGTTAACAATATCAAGGTTAGTTTGTCCCTGGGTGGTGCCTGGTTTGATTTCCATGTCGTTGTTCTGTAAATAAAGGTATTTAAGCGCTGTAAGCCTGTTTAATGGTGTGATGTCACTTATTGAGTTGTTAGCTAAATGAAGGTATGTAAGAGCTGTAAGGCCGCTTAATGGGCTGATATCAGTTATTGAGTTGTTATCTAAACCAAGGATTTCAAGCGCTGTAAGCCTGCTTAATGGGCTTACGTCAGTTATTGAGTTGTATGATAAACAAAGTTCTGTAAGCCCTGTAAGCCTGCTTAATGTGCTTATGTCAGTTATTGAGTTACCGTCTAAATAAAGGTCTTCAAGTTCTGCAAGTCCACTTAATGGGCTGATATCACTTATTGAGTTGTTATCTAAATGAAGATATGTAAGCGCTGTAAGTCCGCTTAATGGACTGATGTCACTTATTAAGTTATAGTATAAATAAAGTTCTGTAAGTGCTGTAAGCCTGCTTAATGAGCTTATGTCGGTTATTGAGGTGTTGTGTAAATCAAGGGATGTAAGCTCTGTAAGCTCTCTTATTGGGCTTAGATCACTTATTGAGTTGTTATCTAAACCAAGGTATGTAAGAGCTGTACAACATTCTAAACCGGTAATATTTGAAATATCTTTATTGCTAGCACTTAATGATTTTATTCCGAACAAATCACAAGCCAAAATCTCCCCAATTGGCTTGTTGATCTCTAAACGGATGATAGATTCTAAATTTGGATCAGGAAAATTCACAACCATATTATTTTTCATTTATTTCTCCTTTGTTTTCAGTTTTATTCCCATATTTCCAGTTAACATAACAACCATTATCTATATGCCAATTAACAACATCAAGATTAGTCTGCCCTTGGGTAGTGTCTGGTTTGATTTCCATGTCGTTGTAATTTAAATCAAGGTATGTAAGAGCTGTAAGCCCACTTAATGGACTTATGTCACTTATTTTGTTGTTATCTAAATAAAGCTTTGTAAGCTTTATAAGTCCACTTAATGGACTTATGTCAGTTATTAAGTTACCGTCTAAATAAAGTTCTGTAAGCTTTATAAGTCCATTAAGTGGACTTAGGTCACTTATTGAGTTGTCATTTAAACTAAGGTATATAAGCGCTGTGCAACATTCTAAACCGTTAATATTTGAAATATCCTTAAAACCAGCAATTAATGATTTTATCACGATCAAATCAGATTCTAAAATATCCCCAGTTGGTTTATTGATCTTAAAACGGATGATAGCTTCTAAATTTGGATCAGGGAAATTCACAGCCATATTATTTTTATTTTTCATTTATTTCTCCTTTGTTTTCCGTTTTATTTCCATATTTCCAGCCGACATAACACCCATTATTTAGATGCCAATTAACAACATCAAGATTTATTTGCCCTTGGGGAGTGCCTGGTTTAATTTCCATGTCGTTGTTATCTAAATCAAGGGATGTAAGCGCTGTAAGCCCACTTAATGGGCTGATATCAGTTATTGAGTTGTTAGATAAACCAAGGTGTTTAAGCGCTGTAAGCCCACTTAATGTGCTGATATCAACTATTTCGTTCATGTCTAAATCAAGGAATGTAAGCCCTGTAAGGCTGCTTAATGGTGTTAGGTCAGTTATTTTGTTGCCGGATAAATCAAGGGATGCAAGCCCTTTAAGGCCGCTTAAAGGGCTTATGTCGCTTATTAAGGTGACAGATAAATCAAGGGATGTAAGCTCTGTAAGCCCTCTTAATGGGCTGATGTCACTTATTGAGTTATCAGATAAATCAAGGCCTGTAAGAGCTGTAAGCCTGCTTAATGGGCTGATGTCGCTTATTGAGTTGCCGTATAAATAAAGGGATGTAAGCGCTGTACAGTACTCTAAACCGGTAATATCAGAAATATCTTTATTGCTAGCACCTAATGATTTTATTTTGACCAACTCAGATGATAGGATATCCCCTGTTGGTTTGTTGATCTTAAAACGGATGACATCTTCAAGATTTGGATCAGGAAAATTCACACCCTTATTATTTTTATTTTTCATTTATTTCTCCTTTGATTTCTGTTTTATTCCCATATTTCCAGTTAACATAACATCCGTCATTCAGATGCCAATTAACAATATCAAGATTAGTTTGTCCCTGGGTGGTGTCTGGTTTGATTTCCATGTCGTTGTTAGATAAATCAAGGTATGTAAGCTTTGTAAGTTCGCTTAGTGGACTTATGTCACTTATTGAGTTGCCGTCTAAATAAAGTTCTGTAAGCTTTATAAGTCCACTTAATGGACTGAGGTCACTGATTGAGTTGACATTTAAACTAAGGTATATAAGCTTTATAAGTCCACTTAATGGACTTATGTCACTTATTGAGTTGTCGCATAAACCAAGGCGTGTAAGCGCTGTAAGCCCGTTTAATGGGGTGATATCAGTTATTGAGTTGCTATTAAAACTAAGTGATGTAAGCGCTGTAAGCCTGCTTAATGGTGTTAGGTTAGTTATTTTGTTGCCGGCTAAACCAAGAAATGTAAGCTTTGTAAGCCCTCTTAATGGGCTTATGTCTCTTATTGAGTTGTTGTCTAAACCAAGGCGTGTAAGTCCTGTAAGTTCACTTAATGGGCTTAGGTCACTGATTACGTTGTATGATAAACTAAGGTATATAAGCGCTGTAAGTTCGCTTAATGGACTGATGTCACTTATTGAGTTGCTATTTAAACTAAGGTCTGTAAGAGCTGTACAGTACTCTAAACCAGTTATATTTGAAATACCCTTAAAACCAGCAATTAATGATTTTATCCCGACCAAATCAGATGATAGAATATCCCCTTTTGGCTTGTTGATCTCTAACCGGATGACAGCTTCAAGATTTAGATCAGGAAAATTCACAACCATATTATTTTTCATTTATTTTCTCCTCTGATTTTCTGTTTTATTTCCATGTTTCCAGTTAACGTCACACCCATTATTCAGATGCCAATTAATAACATCAAGATTAGTTTGTCCCTGGGTAGTGCCTGGTTTTATTTCCATGTTGTTGTTATATAAATCAAGTTCTGTAAGAGCTGTAAGTTCACTTAATGGGCTGATGTCACTTATTTTGTTGTCATATAAACGAAGGAATGTAAGCGTTGTAAGTCCTCTTAATGGACTGATGTCACTGATTGAGTTGCTATCTAAATAAAGCTTTGTAAGCTTTGTAAGCCCACTTAATGGACTGATGTCACTGATTGAGTTGCTATCTAAATAAAGCTTTGTAAGCTTTGTAAGCCCACTTAACGGACTGATATTGGTTATTGGGTTATCTTCTAAATCAAGTTCTGTAAGCGCTGTACAGTATTCTAAGCCGGTAATATCAGAAATATCAGACGAACTAGCATATAATTCAGTTATCACGATCAAATCAGATTCTAAAATATCCCCAGTTGGTTTATTGATCTTAAAACGAATGATATCTTCTAGATTTTTATCAGGGAAATTCACAACCATATTATTTTTCATTTATTTTCTCCTTTGTTTTTCCGTTTTATTCCCATGTTTCCAGCCGACATAACATCCGTTATCCAGATGCCAATTAACAATATCAAGATTAGTCTGCCCCGGGGCAGTGCCTGGTTTGATTTCCATGTCGTTGTAATTTAAAACAAGGGATGTAAGCTTTGTAAGTCCACTAAGCGAACTTATGTCGGTTATTTTGTTGTAGTCTAAATAAAGGTATATAAGCCCTGTAAGCCTGCTTAATGTGCTTATGTCACTGATTGAGTTGCCGTCTAAATAAAGTTCTGTAAGCTTTATAAGCCCTCTTAATGGGTTGATGTCACTTATTGAGTTGTCATTTAAACTAAGGTATATAAGCTCTGTAAGTTCGCTTAATGGGCTAATATCAGTTATTTTGTTGTTATATAAGTAAAGGTCTGTAAGAGCTGTACAGTACTCTAAACCAGTTATATTTGAAATCTTTTTATTGCTAGCACGTAATGATTTTATTCCGACCAAATCAGAAGCTAAAATATCCCCAGTTGGTTTATTGATCTTTAAACGGATGACAGCTTCTAGATTTTTATCAGGGAAATTCACAACCATATTATTTTCATTTTTCATTTGTTTCTCCCCACTCTTCCCTTTTACCATATTGTTTACACACATACCACCACCAATGATTGGTTTTGTCAATGCTACACGCATACCGCAATTTATGTTTTTGCATCTTTTTTTCCTCTGTACCGTCTTTTGTGTACATAGTCCTAAACGGGTTACAACAATAACCGGCAATACAGTTCTTACATGTGTCATCACTTTGTTTTATGACATACTGCTGATTACTAATCAAATCAACACAAGTCTTTTCTTTGTATTCTTTTTTCCATATATACCAAGCATAGACTTGCATACCTGTTATATATTTTCCGTCATCCCTAATTTCATCGCTTAACATAGGGTAACGGGTGAATGTCTCTATGTTTGTGAGGTAAAACCCATTAAGCCCTGTAAATATTTTTTCGGAAAACCTTTGTTGTCCGGAAAAATACGATTGCGGTAGTAAAAAAGCAAATGCTTTTTGCGCAACAAGGCCTGCTTGCTGGATAAAAGCGCCAGCGTGTATAAACGGCGGATTACCTATTATGTAAGCTGGTTTTTCTGCAACAAAATCAAAAGGTTTTAAGAAATCAAATTCAGGATACTGAATTGCCTTAACAGTCTTAAAATATTGCTGCAACACCTTTACCATCGCACCCTTACCCGCTGCTGGCTCCAATACTGGCAGCGTAAAATCAAAAAAATCTTTATACTTATCTATAAATTGTCTTGTCATAGAATAAGGTGTCTGGTAATCATCATCCTTATTGCGTTGACCCTGGTTAACCTTACTATAACATTTACCCGTTTTATTTTTTTCTTTTTCCATTCTTTTTCCTTAATCCGTATTTATTTAATTCTTGCATTATATAAGCATCCAATAACCAATATAGAATCAATCCACCAATAAACATCATGTACAAAAGAAACCACAATTGATAACCCATTAATAATCTCCCTTTTCCTTATTCTCTTTTGCCGTCTTAATATCCGCACGTATACCATCACGCCACGGTGTCTTAACACCTTTGACCCGATGTTCTTTTTTCATACTATAATGATTATGTTCAACTCCTGTAAATTCTTTTCCTTTTTCTGTTATATACCAAAAACCGCCTTTTTTGTGCACTCTGTAACCGGTTCCATACAACACCTGTTTCAGCGTGACTTTTTTTGTTTTGATGCTGTCGGGCCATTCCATATATATGTTAATTGATTTGACTCCGTGTACACTAACCTTACAAGCCCTTAAAAGTATATCGGCATCTTTTTGTAATTGTTCTGATATTTTCATTCCAAAATCCCCCTTAATATTATATGCAGGCCCACAACAGGCAGAAAATCAATAAGTATCGCAATAATTACGAAAATAATCAACTGTAATATATTCGCATCGAGATTAAACATACTTTGAAAGTGCTCAAAAGGACTTTTAATCTCGATTTTTTCAAACTGGATTTTTTTTGCTTCAATCATTGTGGCCTTTTCATTTTCAAGTCTGTCAATATCCTTTTCATATTTTTGAATTTGTAAAACCTTTTTCCAGATCCGATCATACAATTTCTTATACTCGTTTGAATCGCTTTCATATTTTTCCATACGCGTTTTTAAGTCTTCCCTCATTGAATTTCGATCGGTAATTTCATTATAACAGAAATCTATTTTTTTCTGCAAAGCGGCATATAAGTCAATGTCATTCTGGTTATTATTGTTTTGAAATCTAATATTATTCTCTTTTGCATCTTTCACAGCCGATTGACCTGTGATCGACGTAAAAACGCTAAACATTGTAATGACTAACCATATTGCCAGGTATGTTATCCGTTTTTGTTTGATGCCAAAGTAAAAACACACAATACCAGCAAGAGTCACACTCCCGGAAAATGAGTAGGCAAGATGTTTGCTTTCAATAAAAAACACAAAAAACTCTTTGGCATACAAAACAGTCAAAATAAGCGGTGTTACTATGGTTGCAAGCACTAACACTAAAAACACAGTTTTCTTTAATTTTACCCCCTTTTTGTTCGTCTCCTGTGGTGTTTTTACAGGGTCTTTAATTTGCGGTTTTTCTTGTGTTTCTTCCTGTATTTCTTTCTGTATTTCTTCCGGAGTCTTTAAAACTTTATAATGTGCCACATTTCTTCCTAATGCTTTTCTTTTTATAAGCGCTTTTAATAGGTCTTGAAGTGTGCCCATATCACACTTCATGTACTCAACCATTACAGGGAAAGTCGGAAATGTGTCACGACTTTTTTTTAATCCCTGACTTTTTTTATCTTTTACATAATCAGAAATAAACTGGTATAAAAGCTTTTGTTGTTTTTCAAACTCTGTCATTTCACATTCTCCTTTCTTGATTTACTATCATTTTAATCCTTCCAACCCAGTTTTTTTAAAAGCGATTCTTTACTTTTCCGCCACGCATCCAATGTCGATATACGCATTTGAATAACGGTAAATGGATCTTTACTGTCAATCACGCTTTGTAATATGTTAATCTCTGTTGTTAGTGAGGTAATTTCTGTTTTAGTTGCTTCTATTAATTTATAATCAGTATAATGTTGTGTAGACTTAACGGGAAATAGTGTAGTGAGATCATCTGCCATTTGTGCTTTATTACCAGTCATAGACTGCGGTTTAAGTATTTTTTTATACTTTATATGCGGTTGAAAATATCCTGCGGCATTCGCTTTATTCAAAAACGAACTAATATTAGCAATTATTGTTTTCTTTGTCTTATCGCCTGTATTTTTTTGTTTGTTTATCACTGCCATATATAGTTCTAAGTCTTCTAATGACAATGTAAAAACACTTCTAGCCGAATGATTTGTTATGTTAAGTAGCTCAATAATGTTGCGTCTATATGTTGCTTTTACGCCTGAATTTAAATGTGAAAAAAACACTTTCATGATACCATTTATACTTTGAATTTTATTCATTCTTTACCTTCCTTTTTTAATTGTACACTTCATGCCATTTGTTATAATTTCTAATCTCTTCTTTCATTTTCCTTCCCCCTTTTATTCAATCTAATTCCAATACTTTTGCTCGCTGATTTTCTGTAATTTCTTTTCTGTAAATCCAACGGTCCCTGTGCTCCCGACATGCTTCTAATGTAGAACGTACACAAGAAAATAAACCATGTACTTTATGTCGAAAATCATATTGACACATTTCTTTTTTTATAAAAGAACTGTAAAACATTTCATAACTCTCTTTACCTTCTTTACAAACACTACAACCGTTTTTATCGCTTTTCATAAGTACCACCTTATTTAAAGTTAATTCGCCTACCTTTTATTTTTAATGCCGGACGCACTAAACACCCGGCATATTATTATTTAATATTCCTTTTTAATATGCCCCATACTCTCGTAAGATCGCAATCTCTGTGACCGCGCTTTTAATTTTTCATATTCCGCTTTTGTAATTGTACCCATTATTTCATTGTTTGTATTCTTCTTCTTCATAAGTACCACCTTAAAGTTAATTTTTAAGCTAGTTGCCAACTAACTAATATTAGTATATTACATAAGTTTGTTTATGTCAACAAGTTTTTATATGTTTTCTTAACTTTCTTCATAAACAACTTACTTTCATCTTGTGTAAGGTTGTCGGCGGCCTTTTCAGCACTTATAATAAAACTAACTACACCCAAGCTATCAAGTAACAAACTAAGTTTTTGACTACCGTCTCTGCCTGCGCTATCAGGATCAAAGTAGATGAAAACTACCTTGAAACAAGATAGTAACAAGACTTGTTGCTCTGTGAAGATACGACCTAAGGTCGCGCAAGTGTTATCGCCTAACTTCCAAACTTTCATAAATCCCTCTGTTACTATACACCAATCTTTTTGACAGTTATCGAAGTTGTAAAGTATATGCTTATGGTGCACTATCTCTTTTGGCTTTGAACACGCTTTGTACCGTTGCTCGCTTTGATTAGTTATGTCTCTTCCTTGGTAGCTAACCAACTTTTTATTGTAAAAAAAGGGTACAACAACCCTTAATCGATATGCACCAAGTGGGCCGGTCCCTGTTATCTTATACTTATGTATGAGGTAATCAGGGCTAAATCCTCTTTGTTTCAAGTAGTTTTTATGTAATTTTGTTAGATTTTGCCCTGGTAATATAACTTTTTTGGGTATTTCTTTTAGTTTTCTTTCATTATTGTTTAATTTTAATAATAATTGATAACCTGGACGATACTGTTTTACGATCTGTTGTGGGCTCGTATCCGGTGCAAGTAGTTTTAGTGTGGCAAAAATTGATTTTTTACCACATTTCCAACAGCTCGCACCCATACCATTTTTTGCAATTCCAAAATGGTACCCGTGATCATCACAGCCAGGGAAAGGGCAATGAATATTTAAGAAATTTTCAGACGTGTTTGGACCTTCCGTAATGAAATCAATATTGTAATCCCCTAGAAACCGTTCAACATCGAACATTATTTTAAAATTCCTTTTCTGTGATATTAATCTTATTCATTCTTGTACTTCTTTTTAACGCCTACTTGTGACGGTGCCGATGATGTTGTGGTGGTGCCGATAATGGGTGTGGTTTTGGGTAATCAGGTGCGTCACTGTTTTTTGTATATACTCTTTTTCTCCCATCCCTGGTTTTTGCATATGCATTATTTATCTTCTCTTCAATTATCTGGTATTTTTTATCAAATTTATGTATAGTTTTCTTTTGTTCTGCAAAGATTTTTTTTAATTCATACCGCATAATAGTAAACAAACAACCGGATAAAAACACACAAAAACATAACATTCCTGTTTGAAAATCTGTCATTTAAAAACCTCCTTTATAAGTTCACAATATCCGTAAACCCTTCTTTCTTATAATCATCAATCCTCATAAGTGTATGTTTTTCAAGTATGCAATTATGACTATCAAAAAAATCATATACATTAACACTAGTTTTACCTGTATCAATCCTTAACGCACGCCCTAACCTTTGTATTGTTTGTATATAGCTTTTTCCCCCGCCGGCAATTATCAATGTGCGTATACAATTAATAGATATACCCTGATCAAATATACCGGACGCGATTAATACAAAGTCATCTGTATCATTGAAAAGCTCCACATTATATTCACGGATAGACACAGCATCGCTACCGGAAATAAATACGCTGTTAGGGATGATGGAAGCAAGTTTTTGCCCGTGTTCGATCCTTTTCACCAATATCATAGTTTTGTTTGATTTTAGGGTTATTTCTTTGATCTTTTGATTCCTTATGTCGTTGTCAATAATTCCCATTTGTTCGGCATTTCTCCAGCGTTTCTCGTATAAGTTATCTGGTTTGGTAATTGGCACCATGAATATTCTAGGCTTTGCTATTTTTTCCTGGGCAATGAGATTTACAGCCGGCAATGTATACTCAATATCTCCAATGTACTCTTGCACTTTAAGTTTTTTTACTCTTTCTTTTTCGACAAATGGCGTTGCAGAAAAGCCAAACCGGTAAATAAAATCATTACTTTGAAGAAATGACCGAAATGTGTATGACACTGCTGTGTGACATTCATCAACAATTACAGTATCATATTTTTCTTTCAACTTGTGTACAGAATTGATACTACACATAATTATTTTTCTACCTTTCTCATCAACTACCGCACCTGTAATAATGCCTACATTGAGTCCGGCATCCTGTGCGCGTTTGTAGGTTTGTCTTAATACCGATACCGCTTTGAACAGTAATAATACTTTTCTATTCATTAATTTACAAAGGGCGAGAAATATTTCAGATTTTCCGCCGCTTGTCGGAAGCTTAATTACCACGTTTACTTTTTTAAGACAGACCTTAACGGCCTTTATTTGGTAATCATATAATGACAAGTAACCGAGACAATCCTTAATTTCACTGTTTGTAAACTTGTACTTAGTTTTGTTTCTTTTATCGTTAGTTTTGACCTTGTTATTATCTAGTTTTAATCTAGCTACAAGCCCTTTTTTGAACCCTATACCCATTTTTACATAAGGGTTAGTTTTGTTTTTTTCTAAACTAGCAAACTCTACTATTTGGCGTTTGCTTGCGTCATATGATCCCGATAAGTAACACATACTATAATCATACGTTTGATATACAATCAATAATCTATTGAGAAAATCAGTATCTTTTGATTCTACCGTCAAATGGTTGTTATACAATTGAACGGTAATCGGCTTATTGCTAATTAGTTTGTCTGAGTTAGTTTCTTTGCAGCCTGGTTTGAAAGTTATATCGAAACCTAATTTTCTAATTATCTTCAATGTTTCCGGGCGGTTATGTACTATCCATTGTTTGTTATAGTCTGTGTATTTTCTGTATTTACTTGGAATTGTTCTTATTGCAGCAATGATTTTAATAAATTCCGGACGTGGTAGATATTTTATTTTCAGTGTGAATTTGTCATCAACGCAAATCGCCTCAAGCACGATTTCTTTACTAATCAATTTGAGCTCCTATTTTTTGTTTTTATATTATTACCATATCCATAGATTTTTGTCAAGTAATTTGTATTCTTGTAATCAATTGATGTACAAAACTGTAACTAAAAGTATTGATATGTTGTGTAATACGAGAGGTCAATTATAACCAAAATTATACAAAAGTGTAACGCATAATGAATGAAAATGTTTAAAATATAAGAAATATGTTTATAAACTTTGTAGAATCAAAAGTATAAAACATACAAGACTACTACATAAATGTATAGTAAAAATAGTTAAAATATATGTTGACAGCTTTAACCTATTATAGTAGACTCTTTTAACCTATTTAGGTTAAAGTAATAAGCATATATGGTAAACGTCATTAATCTATATAGTAAAAACCATGTACTATTATTTATAGTTTTTATAAGAAAAATCTGAGATTATAGGAGAAAAATAGCATGAACGATATTGAAACTGTGGCAAGTGCTGACACGTGGTATTTGTATGGCGATGGATTGCTTTTGGAATTAGGCATGGATACCACTTTACTTTTGTCACGAATAATAAATATATACACCCAATTGAATTTTACAACCGATTACTTTGAGTGTAGTGTTGTATCTATAAGAAGAGAGATTGAAATGTCTGCTCATAGACAACGGATTTCAATAGAAAAACTAACAAAGTTGGGAATAATAAAGACTAAAAATAGCGATTTGCCTGCAACACGAAAAGTAAAACTTTGTAACACAAACATTATCAATACTGTAAAGGATGTTTATGGTGGTGAAGAGGGGGGTGGTTTTGAGCAAAACAAAAGTGTCGAATTTGAGTTGATTTTTCCAAAAACACAGTTATATATTACATATATAACATTATATTCTCTTTATTATTTATTAATAATAAATAATAGAGTTATCAAAAATGATAACTCCTATTTGTCCACTTTAAATTTTTTTTCAAATAGGAAAATACTTTCTTTTGAAGAGAGAGAAAAAAAAACAAAAGAAAAAAACAATGAACTAAAAAACAAAATTTTATCCGATGAAAATTTCTTGGAAATTATAAGAACATTTTCAGATTTTCCGGCCCCGGCAGTTACACACAATGTGAACAAAATAACGAACACACTTGCAGAAGCGTACAGTCTATACCAGCACTTGCTTAACGGTACATTTTTCGATAATTGTAAACAAATCACAGAGCCGTGGATCGTTGCCAATAAAGGCGATTGGAGTAAATTAAAGGAAAAAAAATGGAAACACAAGAAAATTATGAAAGTACTGAAAGAGGCCGGAAAACCATATTTACCAGACTATTACCCATTTTCAAAAGATGACAAAAAAAAGATTTTGCCGAAGAGCTTGCCACAATTATTTTATAATCCCTTCGTAAAAAAATGCCCGTCTTCTTTTATTCGTGCCTATTTACAGCCGCCGAAACTATCTCCGGTACAAGAAATCACAGACAAGTACCCGGGAATTACTACTGAAATTTCGCAGATGTGCGACGTAACACCTCGGATAATTATACGTGCTATCACATATTTAGAGCCCTTCTACAATGAAATTTGTAACAAGTCGATTATTTTTGAAGATGGTAAAAAATACACCCGGTTATCCCTTGACATGGAGTTTTCGCGCCATTTGGGAACGTTTGTAAAGTTTTTAGGCGTGTATGTCGAGTGGTTAGGGTCTTTATCGGAAAAATGGCGCAACCAGCAATCAGTAAGGCTCGCGGGTGTTACGCGTGGTTGGTTCGACGAGTACTTGAAAAAAAATTATGATATTATTTTAGAGCCTAATGACAGCTATTTACAACGGTTGGCGCGAGATTTGAAAAGAATGAAATCCGGTTATTGAAAAAAAATTAAAAAAATATCTTGACATGTTAAAAAAAATAGGTTATTATGGCGAACAATTAACGATGACAAGGGAAACCAGGGAGACGGCAAGATGAAAAACTTAGTGAAAATTATTTTTATAACGATCGTGAATAATCTCACTAAGAAAAATAATTTTGTAATAAAATCCTTTACGACACGTGTGCTTACAGTTTATGATGGTTTATGGCCTGTAAAAAACACTACTTCGGAAGCAGGAACGGTGACAAGGCTGATAACCGTAAACCGTGATAGCAAAAGGATTGCTAATACCATTCGTATCAATGGTCTACCTGGTTATGGTTAATTGAGGTTTAGCATGGTCTGTGATTTTGGATCAGTTCGGTGGGTGTCATACACTTTCCGGAAGGCAAAATCTAGAATCGGATTGACTTCTGTTGTGTTTGTGCAACGTGCAACGTCGCATGATAAACATGATGGGAAAAATCAGGATCTTGTTGAAGGGGTTCGGGGTGGTGCTGCCAGGTCTCACCCCGAAAAACCTTTAACGAATGATTATTTTTTTTGTAGGGTGGTCATGTGTCTAATATTTGGAATGATGGGATTTGTAATGCGTGTGGTGCAGTAGTTGAAGAAATGTCAAGTGCAAGACTTGGTCAAGGTTTTGATTATCAAAATAGGTGTACCAATTGCAAATGTGTTAACCATTGCTGGCATCATTGCGGAGATATGGAAGAACTTGATTATTACAAGCATAATCAATAAGTGTATTGACAGAGTAGTATGGTACTAACGCTACCGTTCAGGCCTTACAAGCTTGGTAAATCGGATGGTTTGTACTGTACTCTGTGAATGCACTTGTATTTAAAGCCTGTTAAACGGGGTATATGTATGATTTGGTGTAATAAACAGGTCGTACCTGTTTATCGGAGGTTCAAGTCCTCCCGCCCCGAATACATACAGTCTGCCAGGTAGGCAGACTGTATAATCTAAAGTTTTTTTCAAACGGGCTGTGGTCTAATTGGGAGCGGCTATCTGATCCATAGCAGTAAGACAAGGGCAAACGCCTTTATTGTGAGTTCGAATCTTACCGGTCCGATTGAAAAAACAGTATTGCTAATTTTTAATTTCATTAATACTTATGGGGTGTCACTCTCATAAGTATTATGGCCTAATAATCTAATGGTAGGATATTAGATTTTCGATCTAAGTACCGGGGTTCGACTCCCTGTTAGGCTAATGAACAAGCACGAACTGAGCAATAGGAATTATGATAAACGACACACTTTAAGTTTTTAATTCCTCCCTTTTGAGCTATACGAGAACAAGGTAGACACAAAAGGGCAGCGTGTTACGTGGGTGGCGAAGGAAAGTCGATGACTAAACCCGTTTACCGCTAGACGAACAAGCGGAAATCTAATTAGTACAAAGCAGGATTATACCCGCGCCTGTTGAAATAATGGCGGGTACATTTTTTAAAAATTATATTTATATATGGCTACTCCTTTTAATTTATTTTACCGGTTACATATATTGATAATATGTAACCGGGTTATTTTACACGCAATCTCTTTTTGAGATCATTATATATATTCCATTTTAGTCAGTTCTTTTTTGCCGGTTGTTATTTATCCTTTTTGTAATAACCGGTTATTTTTTTCTTAAAGTGAGACGTTAATGAATTTTACGATTGATAGAGTTGACAATAAAAAATTAAAAATGCTTGTTATATCAATGATAGTGTCAACAAAAGTGTGCAGTGAAATTATACCTGTACTGAGAGTTAATCTTGATTTATTTTACGAGGTGTTCGAAAGTTTCTATAAGCCGGTTGTAACCTGGATCATTGAATTTTACGAACTTACAGAGAAAGCACCAGAAAAACATATACAAAATATATTTGACGACAAATCAGAAAAACTTGAAGGTACTGAGAAAAGTTTAATTCAGACTTTTCTGAAAACTCTTAATGATGAATATGTGAAATATGAAAAATACAATGAAGATTACGCAATTGATCAGGCAAAAATATACTTGCGTGAAGCGAATCTGGCATTACTCACAAAAAAAATAAGTGCTGCAACAAAAGCAGGGAAACTAGATGATGCTGAAAATTATATTGCAACATATAACCAGATCGAAGCCAAAACACAGATATGCCAAGAGACGTCTATTGTGTATGGTAAAGAATTTTGGGATGATGATCCGGATAACAATCCCGATTCACTTTTTATAATGCCTGGTGCACTGGGCGACATTGCAGGCCCATTTGCACGCGGTGATTTTGTAGCGTTTAACGGCCCCAAAAAGCGCGGGAAATCATTCTGGCTCAAGCAAATAGCAATATGGGCGATGGAAAGTAATCTCAATGTAATCTATTTCAATATGGAAATGGCACATAAGAAATGCATACGCAGATTTAGACAATATTTCAGTGCCGAAACTCTACGATTGAAAGATAAAAAAACTGGATATGATGAAATCAGAATTCCGAAATTCATTGAAGCGGGTGACGAGTCTGGACAATGGGAAATGTCATACACAATGAAAAAGAAAAAGGGTGTAACAAAAGAGAAATCTAAAAATAAACAAAAACAATTACAAATCAAATACAGGGGCGATATCCGATTCATTACGTATGCAGCAAACTCATTAACGCTGTCTATTGCTGATAAGAAAATTGACGAGTATTTCAACAATGGCTTTGTTGCAGACGTGATAATATTTGACTCAATGGATTTGTTGAAATCTGGAAAACGGGACCAGGTACGGCAGGAAATCAATGAAAAATGGGGTGTAGGTCGAGAACTCGCACAAAAAAAACACGCGTTAATTGTTACAGTATCGCATACAAACAAGGAAACTAATAAAAGAGCTATTACAGGTTCGGACTTTCAAGAGGATGATAGAAAAGGCAATTGGTTAACTGCTGGATTTGGGCTTAACCAAACAGAGGATGAAAAAGAGACCGGTATTATGCGCGTGAATTGTTTAGTGAGTCGTGACAATTTTTTCACATCAAAAAATTTTGTATATGTTTTGGAGTGTCGAGATATTGGGAAAATTTATCTGGATTCAAGACATCAATGGGAAATAAAAAATAATGAGAGGAGTAGCAATGAAAATAAGCAAAAGCCAGCTTATCAGTAAGATAGGCTTTTTTAAAAAACTAAAAAACCAGGCGGATGATAACCGTATATACATAGATGGTTCTGCTATGTACAAAGACGGTAGAATTTCTTTTTTGGTTGTACAGTTAGAAACTGAAAATTTAAAAAAATATGTAATACCATACGCAGAATTTGTGAAGTTTCTTGACCGGGTGAAGGCCGACAAAGGCGATGAGATTACAATCGAGTATAACGAAGAAGGTACACAATTACAAATCAAATGTGGGCGGAAATGCTGTAATTTACCGGTTCTTAAATGGGATGAGAAAAACGATAAAAAGATTGAAACATTTTACGATATACAACAAGGAAACGAGCTGTCTGTTGATTTTGTACAGGCGTTACAGCACTGTAAGGGCACAATTGACAAACAACGCGGCACGCCTAATAATAATATTGTAGTCGAAAAAGATTACACATGGTCATTCAACAGATACGCTTTTGCTAGGATGAAAAATAATATAAGTTGTTTGGACACTTTGTACATTCCCGTTGAATATGTAGATATCTTAACGGTTTTGGGGCCCGTTAAAATTAGTCAAACAAAAAATGGCTTATTTTTTGCAAGTGCTGGTAATGATATATTACAAATACACCAACCTGCATATCAAAGCCAGCATACCCCGAAAGATTTTTTCGATAAAATCACCATGTCGCCGGACATCTTCGACAGTAAAGCGTTGTTAGATGGAATTAGAACAGCCGAAATACTTGTTGAAAAAGAAGAAATTAAGCGTAGGAAGGTACTACTCAATTTTCAATTGGAAAAAATAACAATTACCGCTGAAAATGATAGCAGTAGTATTCTGTGTGAAATTTCACACAAGAGCCGGACGCTACAAAAAATTATTATAGACCCTGTAAATTTCACAAAGGGCATAAGTTTGTGTGAAAAAAATAATGTAATCAATATAATTTTTCATGATATTAACGAAAAAGCCGGATACGTGTTGTTTACCAATGATAACAAAGAATATTTGGCAACTTATGAGAGAGTTATTAATGAATGAAGGGTTTTTTGATTTTGAAAAAGCACAAGCGGAAATAAAGGAGCTTTCCTCCATACGCTCGGATACTCTAAAAAAAAGTGTCTGTGAAAAATGTAAACTTTGTAAAAATCAAATTCCAAAAATGGACGCAATCGGGAAAGGGAAAAAAAAGATTCTTATTGTAACTAATAATCCCGAATGTATTGATGGTCAGATAGAAAAAGAAAAGCTTAGAAACATTCTAAAAGCAGAAAATATTGATTTGAATAAAGATTGTTGGTACGCATACGCGGTAAAGTGTTACACCGATACTGTATCAATTGCGCGGGTTAAGCACTGCAAACAATTTCTAATTGATCAAATAGAAGAACTTAAACCCCATAAGATACTTATACTCGGTAAGGCCAGTATGCAGGCATTGTATTGTGATGAAATCACTATTAGCGATATGGAAAGATATTACCAGGCTGAAATTCCTTGTCAAAAATACAAAGCTTTTGTATATCCGTTCTATTCAATTGAATATATGGATTACCAGAAAAATACGATACTATGGGGCCGCTTCAAAAAAACAATACACAGGTTAGCAGTAAGAAAAATTGAAGATTTTAAAGATTATGGTGATTTAAAAAAAGATTACAATCATTTACTGTCAACTGATCTAGTCAAAATCAAAAAGTTTTTGGCTAAAATCATTCCAAATCAAGACCCTCTGTTTTTTGATTACGAGACAACCGGATTAAAGCCGCACGCACCAGGGCATGAAATAATCTGTGTATCTATGCAGCAGGGTAAAAACGCGCTGGCATTTCCAATGTATGATGAGTTAAAGCCAATAATAGCCGAAATTTTATTCGATAAAAAGATTAAAAAAGTGGCGCACAACATGGCTTTTGAAGATGATTGGAGTTATTTCATTTTGAATACCAATGTAAATGGGTGGTTTTGGGATACACAATTAACTGCACATGTTATAGACAACCGGCAATATTTTACCAGTCTCAAACATCAAGTGTTTTTGAATTGCGGTGTTTTGGGATATGAAAAAGAAGTATCCACACACATAAAGTCTACGAACGGTACTGCCAATGGGTTCAATCGCATGAAAGAGCTTGATATTGAAAAAGTATTACTTTATTGTTTCTTTGATACTATGTTTATGGCGGATTTATACCCCTATCAAAAAGCCATTATAAAAAAAGACAAACATCTTGCAAAAGGAAATAAATTTTTATTACGTTCCATGAGAGGTTTAAATTGTGTACAAAAAGCGGGAATTTGTGTGGACATGGTACAAATACTTAAAAATGAAGAATCGTTAAATAAGCGGTTGTTTTCGATCAATGAGAGTATACAAAAATGTAAGGAAGTCAAAAAGCTTAATTTGCCGCCTGGTCAAAAGTTCGACCATACTAGCAATAATAAATTGAAAGACCTATTATACTGTGTGCTAGGCTATGAGACAGAAAATGCTACTACCGGTGGGGCGAAGTCAGTAGAAAAAGAAGCACTTGAAAAGATCAATTCTGAATTGTGTAAGTTGGTGTTGGAGTACAGACGATTATTCAAAGCATTGTCTTACGTATTACAGCTCAAAAGGGAGGCAGTAGAGATTGAAGGACTTTGGAAAATATTCCCGATGTACAGGCTGTCGGGTGTAGTAACATATCGCGGTAGTGCAAGTAATCCCAGTTGGCAGAATATACCGGTTCGAGATCCGGAAATTAAGAAACTCATTAGAGGTTGCGTAATTCCGAGTCCTAACAATCAAATAGCGGAAGCGGATTACTCAGCCATTGAGGTTGCCGCAAGTGCCTGCTACAACGAAGATCCAAAATTGATAGAGTATGTAACTGATCCCACAAAAGATATGCATAGAGACGTTGCATCGTTGGTTTTTGGTTGCAAGCCGGAAGAGGTTTCAAAACCAATGAGGCAAATGGTTAAGGGCGGTTTTGTATTCAGTCAATTCTACGGTGATTGGTGGAAACAATGTGCGGAAAATATGTGGATTGAAATGACATCGGAATTTAAGAAAATTTTAAAAGCCAATACGGGAATTTCAACACTCGGAAAATTAAAATATAATGATCGTGGGTACATTGATAAGGCGGCCGGATTTTATAATCATATTCAAGAAATTGAATATGATTTTTGGTACAAAAGATTTAGGGTGTATAACCAATGGAAAAAGGATAATTGGACGGCTTACCAGAAAAATGGATATGTAGAATTAAAAACCGGTTTTCGAATGACCACTATTCAAAAACGAACTAAAGTTAATAATGGATGTATACAAGGAAGTGCCTTTCATATATTATTATGGAGCCTTTACGAAATTGTAAAGTATCTAAAAAAAGGAAATTATAAGACTTGTATAATTGGACAAATACATGACTCACTAATTTTTGATTTTGCGCCGGGTGAGCGGGAAGAGCTTTTACCTGCGATAAAATATATAATGGAAAAAAAAATTAAAAAACATTGGAAATGGATTATTATACCGCTGCGTGTAGAGTTTGAAATTACACCGGTAAATGGTTCATGGGATCAAAAAAAGGAGATAACAGAATGAATTTTGCAGTAGAAAACAGGCCGGATAATCTTGATGATTATTGGGGAAATGAAAAGACAAAAAAGATTATAACAAAAATGGCAGAAGCGGAAACGCGTCCAACTACATACTTATTTCACGGCCCGCACGGAAGCGGTAAGACTACACTTGCAAGAATTTTCTCTAAAATGGTTAATTGTCCGGAAGACAATATTTTTGAGATTAACGCGGGTCTTGATAAGGGTATTGGTGCTGTACGAGATATGACAGACAGTGTCGCAGTTCCCACATTCGCGGGTGCAAAAAAAGTATACATTCTTGATGAGGCGCACAATTTTACCACACAAGCCGAAGAAGGTCTATTAAAGCTATTGGAGGAGCCCCCAAAAGATGTGTATTTTGTTCTTTGTTCGACCAATCCACAAAAAATTGTTAAGACTGTGATAAGTCGGTGTACAAAGTTTGAGATTGAAAGATTACAGGTAAAGGAGCTTACAAAGTGTTTGTTTTCTTTTGCTGAAAAAAACAATATACAGGTAACAAAAAAAATATGTAAGGCGATTGTGAAACGGGTTAATAGACATAATAGGGACGCAATCATATTACTGGAAAAGCTGTCACATCTGGAAAGCGAAGACGAACAGCAAGCGATGATTGACCAGGTAATTATTGAACTCGATGAAAAGGAAGCGATTGATTTGTGTAGAATTTTGCTTACTGGTGGTTGGAAAGATGTTGCAGAAGTGCTCGCAGCCATACCGGATACTGCAAATGTTGAAACAATAAGACTAACCATTTGTGGTTACATGCAAAAAGTGTTGCTGTATGGGGAAAAAAACACAAGAGCAGCTAATGTTTTGAATGCGTGTAAGAATGATTTTTTTAGGTCCGGTTTTTCTGGTCTCGTACATGCATGTTATCAGGCTGTTAATGCAAAATAGTTATTGACATCAACAAAAATAACGGGTATAATTAGTATGGGAGTTGAAAATGAATGATAGAGAGATTGACATAATAGTTAATCCAGACCAGCTTGATGAGCTTTTTGAACGTCAAGCTTTGTTGACACTACGTTATAGGGATCTTGCAGACGATTTTCTTGATGAGGTGCAGCGGTGTAAGTTGATTGTTGATAAGAAAAAAGAAGAATTAGGAATATTGGAAAATAAAATGTTTGCGCAGTTCAAAACAACTATAAAGTTGGATGGAAAAACGCCGACCGATTCATATGTTAACGCGCTGGTCAAATCCGATCCTGCACGAAAAACAATTATAGATAATCTGTATACGTTACGTGAAGAGTTGGACAAAGCGTATTCTGATCATAGAAAAGCCGAAACAATGGTATTTGCTTTACAGGTCCGGAAAAACAGCGCCGAGCGTATCAATTCACGAATCGAACAAGGGTTATACATTCGCGGATCTGCAAAAAAAACACAAAAAAAAATAACAAACAAAAAATTAAATAAACATTTTGAAAAATAAAGGAGATTGTGAAATGAAAAAAAAAGATTTGAATAAAAAAAGAAAAGAGAACCGTATAAATGATCAAAATAGTAGATTCGGTGCGAACTTTTACGATTACGAGGTGTTGAGTGATAAAGGTTTTGACAGGTTCAATCCCAAGGATGCGAAGTACACGATAACATTAGTACCGTTCTTAATCGGCAAGAACCCCTTTAAGGGAGAAACTACCGGCAGCCCTGCTTATGCTGTGTATCCTTATGTACATTACGGGCAAGGTGTGAACGGTAAAGACTCCGTCGTGTGTCTAATGGACACCTACGGGGAGCCTTGTCCTATTTGTGATCACATCAATAAATCAGATTTGACAGAAGAAGAACGTAAACCATTAAAAGCAAAAAAAAGAATGTTCTGTCTAGTTTTAGAAAAAGGTGAAAAAAAAGTAAAGTTTTTTGCAGTGTCCGCGCCTTTGTTTGATATACCTCTTGATAGAGCTGTCACAGCTTTTACGCAGAAAGCTGAAGAAGCGCCTGCACCTTATTACATAGAAGGTGGATCGTATTTTACTTTTTTTGACCAAATATCACAGAAAAAAGGGTTGGACCGGTTCCATTCGTTCATTATCCACTCCGAAGAGTCAAAGTTGTTTGGAAAGATTAATAAAAAAATTACTGAACAGGTTTTTTCATTAGATGAGTTGGTGTATAAACCCACACATGCAGAAGTGCAGAAAGCTATGTATTTTGATATGGATGAATTAGATGATTCAGAGACAGATGAAAACGAAGAGCCGTTAGAAGCATATGTTGAACATTTGCCAAAAGAAAAGAAAAAGAAAAAGAAAAAGAAAGATAAAAAGAAGAAGGATAAGGATAAGGATTAATCATGAATACAGAAGACCATGAATTTATTAATGGCCTTTGCAATCTTGCAGGGGCCATTGCATATTTGAAAAAAAACAAAAAGCCCATGAATTCCGGGACATTCAAAAACTGGTTTCAGCAAATTGGATGGTCAGACCAAATAGGATATATGCGAATATACAAAAAAAGTGATTTGGATAAAATAATTAAAGGTGTTGTAAAATATGGAGAATGGAAAGCCGAAGACCACAGGAAAAAAATTAAAAGTAACAAAGATAGAAAAAATAATTAAAAAAGCAATGAGGCGAAAGCCATTAGTTGAATTTATCACAACCGGCTGTGATATGTATGATCTGGTGTTGGGCGGGGGTTACATTCAGGGTGGGCTCATAAACATCGTAGGTGATAAATCAACATGCAAGTCATTACTGGCTACTGAGTGTGTAGCGGCCAACAGGGATGTGCCGCACCAATATTTTGATGAGGAATCCGGCGCAAAATTTGACACACAAGCTGTATACGGTATGGACATATATGCCGAAGTGGTGCCAGAAACATTAGAAGAATTTGCATATTCGACCTTCCCTGTTTTTTATAGAGACAAACAACAGTCACTAACTGTTGTAGACAGTTATGATGCATTACAAAGCAAAGCTGCACGGATACGACAGCAGGAAGAGGAACAGCGGTACAAAAAAAATCAAGACCCTGATCCGGAAAATAAAGGTTCTTACAAACTTGAAAAGCCCAAATTACTGAAAGAATTTCTGGGCTCCCATATTGTGGCTATGCAAAAGAAAAAAGCGACGTTAATTTTTATATCCCAGTTGATAGCGAACCTGGACAATCTTATGTACAAACCTAAGCACAAGAGAACGGGTGGTAAAGCACTCGATTTCTATTCAAGTCAAATAATCTGGCTAAGAGAGGTAGAAAAGCACTTCAAAAAAGGGCGGGCAATAGGCGTTACTGTCGAGATCCGAACCGAAAAATGTAGAAGCGCGACACCTTTTCGAAGTTGTTATATACAAGTATTGTTTGGCTATGGTGTTGATAATGTCACAACTAATCTTTTATTTCTGTATGACATGTATACAGCGAAAGAGGGGAAATTAAAAAAAAGCGCAACTGTTGTATGGGATGGTGTGGAGATGACATTAGATCAGGCTGTCGAGCATATCGAAGTGAATAACCAGGAAGCGGAATTAAAAAAAAGAATCGTTGAAAAGTGGCATAAGATAGAAAACGAGATTGGACCTGGCAAGCGGAAAAGGAAATATTAAAATGAAGAAGGGTGGGAGTAAAAATAAAGGTAATGCTTTTGAAAGAGAGGTAGCAAAAAAACTTAGTTTGTGGCTAACAGATAATGTATTATCTGATGCCGTATGGCGGTCGGACACATCCGGCGGACGTTCTACTTTGCGCATAAAGAAAGGTGAGAAAAAAACACAGAACATGATTGATAATGCCGGAGATTTGAAATCAGTTATACCGCAAGGACAATATGACAATCTTGATAGATTTTTTAATCAGTTTTGTGTCGAGCTTAAATTTTATAAAGAAATTAATATGCGTATACCATTAAAAGGGCATCTGGTCAAGTTTTTTGACCAGTGTTTACAGCAGCAAGCACAAACACAGAAAGACATATTTTTAGTTGTAAAATCTAATCGTAAAAAAACACTTATTTTTACAAGTATATACATTAAATGTGGTAATCGTTTATCTTTGTATATATATAAAGATAAGGGTTTTCACTGCTATCTTTTAGACGATTTTTTTGTAGACACAAAAGATTGTGATTGTAGTAGTAGGATACCTGGTACTTTTTGCTTTTTGGATGGATCTTTATATGTTAACAAAACTGATAATTGAAAATATACAGAGTCATAAGCACACTGTAACAAATTTCAAGTCTGGAATCAATGCCATTATAGGCCCATCTGGAACGGGGAAAAGTGCGCTGGTGAGGTCGATAATAATAAACCTCACCAACCAGCCGGCGCAAATGCAATCACAGTTAATCAGACATGGCGAGAAAGGTTATTGTATAACCACAGAAGATGATAGAAACAACAGCATAACCCGTAAAAAAGCACCCGGTATAAATCAATATATTGTGAATGATAATGTATTGGAAGCGGTTAATAAATCCGTACCTGTTGACGTGCAGGATATATTTAATTTTACAGAAATTAATTATTCCAGTCAATTATCAGGTGCTTTTTTATTTCATTTTACTTCGGGTGAGATTGGAAAATACATTAATAGCATTGTGGACCTTGACATAATGACCAACTGTCTATCAAACATAGAAAAGCGAAAAAATAAAGAAAGTAGAAATATAGAGCAGCTTGAAAAAGAGCTTACAGAAAAAGAGACAGAGTTAGAAAGGTATGCCGGGTTATCAGACATGGTGAAAGACATCAAAAAACTTAAAAAATTAGATAATAAAAAGAATACAATAATAAAGCTTATAAGCAATCTAAAAAAATTGTATGGTCAATATATTGAATGTAAGCAAAAACATACTGTTGGTATACCGACAATGCCTGAAAAGTTATTGGCTGAGTACCAGGCGATTGACCAGAAGATTGTTCTGTTATCAGAGTATAGTGATTTGAAAGATCTGTATGATAATGGAAATAAGCACTTACAGCAAATGGAGAAAGAGCTCAAAAGACTTACACCCGATAATATTTGCCCTTTATGCGGGAAAGAAGGAATTAACAGATGAAATTAGCAATAGTAGGATCAAGAGGTTTCTACAACGTTAACGATTATAACAAGGTGCAGGATGCTATACATAGATTTTTTATTGATACAGCTATCAAGTTACAGAAACTGGTAATAATAATGCCAATATAAAGGAAGGCAAAAATGAAATTATTATTTACAGCTGATTGGCACATTAGAACCACACAGCCCGTAAATCGAATTGACGATTTTTTACTGCTACAAAAAGAAACTGTAAAATTCATATACGATACTGCATTTGATAATCATGTTGATTATGTAGTTATTGCTGGTGATCTTTTCCATTGCGCAAGGGACCGATATCCACAGGAAATGTTAATCTTTCTTAATGATAGCATGTTACAGTTTTCTACTGTGTACATACCGGGTAATCACGATCTGTTATACCATGCAGACACTAAGGAATATATGTCAAATATAGGATTGCTTAATCGTATGTCTGACAGATCAGACATACCGAACAATATTGATGTCTATCATCAATATTGTTCAATTGTGGTACCACCATATATCGAAAAAGGCACCACTGCAAAAGATCTATGCGAACAGTCAATCAAAGACGTTATATTAGTTGGTGATAATCACCAATCATTTGTGTATCGGCACCCGGAAACTATGCAATTATTAGTTAATCCTGGTTGTATCACGCGCCAAAAGCTATCAGAGAAAGATTACAAACCCTCAATATATATTTATGATTTTGATAATAAAAGCGCACAGCGTGTGTATCTCTTAGATAAGAGAGATAACGTGTTTGCAGAAAATAGAGCAAAAAACTTGAAATCAATAGAATCATATCGACGCATTGACGGTGTTGAAGGTCTTGATTTTGAAGAAAAAATATTAAATTATAATAAAAAAATGATGGTAAAAGAACCTGTCAAGGCAATAATCATGGAGTGTTTGTCATGAATGACATTGTTGTAGCGTATACAGCACTTACAAAAAGAATAGAAAGAAATAATACAAAGCAGGCCGAATTAGCAGGGCAGCTAAAAGCACTACAAAAAGAGTTAACCGGTGCAGGGCTTACGGCATTTGAATCGGTCCCAGAAGAGTTGAAAATATTGGAAGCGAAGAAACAAAAAATCGCAAAAAAATTAAATAAGATACTTGACAAAATAGGTAGAGTATTGAATGATTGACTGTATTATAGAGAAAGTGAATGAGAGAAAAGGTGCGTACAAACTCTTACAGCAGCAAAAGAATAAAATAAAAGAAAGCCTTACAATTGAACGACAACAAAACAATTACACCTGCGAGGCCTTGGAAATAATTCAAAAATTAGCATTGGAAACACAAGAGCAGTTAACTTTTCATATAACGGACATGGTTAATTTTGCCGTTAGTCAGATTCCGTTTCAGGCGGCATACACATTCGAAGCAAAATTTCTTATTAAGAATAATAAGCCAGCCTGTGAATTTTTTTATGTTCGGGACGGGCAAAAGATGCAGCCCAAATTTGATAGCGGTGGTCTACTTGACGTGGTGTCATTGGCTTTACGGTTATCGCTGTGGAGTTTAAAAAAGGGTAAGAAGTCCAATATATTTATACTGGACGAGCCTTTCAAACATCTATCAGATGATTTACTTCCATACGCTTGTGATATGCTAAGAGTGTTAACGGACAAATTACAATTACAAGTGATCTTGATTACACAAAAAAGAGATTTTGAAAATATAGCGGACAACATACTACACACAATATTAGAAGATACAGAAACCACAATTAAGGCTTTATGAATGATTGAAAAGAAAAAAAGAGTGACACGAAAAGAAACCAAAGTCAGATCCTTACAAATATGTAAGGATCTTATTGGTGATAAGGTATACAAAGAGTTAAAGGCTGCAGGTTTAGAACCGCGAGAAATTAAATTTTGTGCAATATATACACATACACTTGATGTTGTAGAGGCGTACCAGCAGTATAGTTTGCGGGGTGTGACAGAAAAAACAGCGTATCAATCGGGTAATGCATTATTACAGATACAGCATATTAAGAAAGCAATTAACATGTTAATTAATAGAGCGTTTGATGCACTGAAACCAATATTGAAAAAAGAAATTATCGAAACTCTTCGACTACGCGCCTTTTATGACGTCGCTGCATTTGTGAATGAGGATGGTACAGCAAAGAAAATCAATGAAATAGACAAGTCATTAAGGAAGTCTGTCATTGACGGTGTAGAGCGCAAGCATTACGGAAAAGATGGTAACGAGATCGAAACTGTGTTGAAGCTGGCAAATAGAGATAAGGCACTGACTGAGATCATAGCCATTATAAATTTGATAAATAAAGTAGAAAATAACACTGTAATAGGCATTAACGCAGAAGCACAAAAGACATTAATAAATATTTTCAGTGCGCGGAAAGATAATAATGAATGATGATGTACTTGAAGCAATAGACCTTGAATACATTCGAGATAATCCATATGTATTAGGCCATTTGGCAGGGTTCACAAAACTTACACCCCTACATTCGGAGTGGATTAAGTATATTTGGAATCCTCAACAAGAAAAAAGAGCTTTACAGGCCCACCGCTATAGTTACAAAACCACAGCGATAATAGTAATTGGTGTAATATATTGGCTTCTTTTTCATCCTAACGCTACAATAGGTATTGTTAGAAAAACCGTGACAGACGCGCAAGAATGTCTTAGAAATATATCCACACTGATGCAAAAGGACGAATTCAAAGCAATTTTTTTGAAAGCACACGGCATAACGCCCCGACTGGAAGAGGATAACGCCAACACATTAAGATTTAATTTCAAAGAAACCGTCACCAGGGAAGGCTCTGTAAATGCCTACGGCATCAAGACAGGCGCAACCGGGAAACATGTCGATGCCGCTATATGTGATGATTTTGTAACGATCGATGATAAAATTAGTGTGGCAGAAAGAAAAAGAACTGCTGCAATGATGGAAGAATTGATTATCAATGTACTTAATCCGGCAGGTCTTATAGGGTTCATTGGTACGCCCTGGCATCGTAACGACTGTTGGAGTTTGAAAGCCATACCGGAACCGAAACAATGGGATGTGAACAGTACAGACATATTGACAGAAGTGGAAAAAGCGGATAAACGAAAAAACACAACGGCTATCACATGGGCGGCTAATTACCTATTGAAGCACGTATCCAGCGAAGACGCGTTGTTTAAAAATCCTCATTATGCAAAATGGCAATACCAGCACAAAAAAGCAATAGGGCATATAGACAAAGCGTATAGCGGCAATGACACAACGGCTATTACATTTTGTGAGAAGAAACCAGATGGTAGATACCAGGTTATAGGGCTGGTGTTTACTGCAAATATAAAAGATAAATGGGATTTTATCTTACAGAAATACAAACAGTTTTATGTAGGCACTGTGCACACTGAGAACAATGATGATAAAGGTTTTGCAACCGATGAACTACGAAAGAAAGGAATTCTTGCAAGCGACTATCACGAGCACATGAACAAGCATGTCAAAATACAAACCTACTTACTTGAAAATGGCTTCTTTGATTTGATTGATTTTGATATTGAATTATCAGATCCGGAATATATCACACAGGTACTTGATTATGTAGAGAATTCCACACCTGATGACGCGCCGGATTCGCTTGCATGCATTGGCCGTATTCTAATAGGCAAAGATGCACAGTTTATTGAGCGTTGGAAAAATAAATAAAGTTTTTGTTGACAAGGATAAGAAAATATAGTATCAATATAGAAAAGGAAAGCGGATGAATAGAAACGAAAAATTGTTAAAAATATTAAAGTATAAAGGTACAGCCACACAAATTTTAAAATTTTGTGAAGAGGCTGCCGAAGCCATACAGGCAGTAGCAAAGGCGGACCGGGAAAAGATTATTGAAGAATTTGCCGACTTGGAAAACCTAAAAGCACAAATACAAATTATGTATACAATTACAAGTAAAGAGATCCGAGACATGCAAGACAAAAAAATAACCCGGCAATTGGACCGGATCAAAAAAGAAAAGGATGGTAGGAATGAAAAAAGATAAGTTTGAAAAAAAATGTAATGATTGGTTTAAACGATGTACAGATGATTTGGGGATTAATTCGCAATAT